TTAAAACTCTAATTTTTCTTTAACAAATTTTTCTATCTGTTCTGAAATCTCTTTTTCTGAAGAATTATAAAATTCAAAAACATCTTTATGTATATACTTTATCTCAAAAGGTTTTATATTTATAAGTTCTACCAAAAAATAAGGTTTTTTATCCTGTAATATATAAACTGTGCCTAGTTCGTCTTTCAATATTTTCATAAATACAATATTACAAAAAAAGGTCCCGATTTCTCAGGACCAACCAAATCACATTCCTAGACAATAACCTTCTGGGAATTTATAATACTATTCAAAAGTATATAGAAACATTTTTTATACTTTACGGGAAACCGTAATGCTGTGTAAAAAGTTTATTGTAAAAGAAAATCCCAGCAACTCGTGCCGGGATAAAACATCTCATTTTTTTGGTTATACAAACTTCGCAATACTTTTTACGACATCTTTTAATACAGATGCATAATTCGGTGCCGTGGCGTAACCTGCTTTTGCAATTTCGTCAATAAACTTATATGGATCTGATTTAACGGTTAAAGCTTTTGTATACCTTTTATTACGAAAAAAGAAATTTGCATGATCTGTGAAACTTTCTTCAGGGCTATTATACTTCCGGAAATAGTCCTTTCCTATGTGTTTAAACATCTTAACTCCATTACGAATAACAGGAGTAGAAGATATTGCAACTGGCATTGGATTTTTAGCAGTTCTTGTATATTCAGTTGTAGTTAGAAGTTGCTCATTTCCATTTATTCCATCAGTGTCTTTGATACCAAAGAACATGTTTCCGGGAGCAACTTTCCCCCAGCCACTTTCAACTGCTGCCTGAGCTAAAATAGCTAGGGCAGAAATTCCTGTTTTTTTCTCTGTTTGACGTGCAAATGGCAAATAAGCCTGCACAAATTGTTTTACGGTCATTGTTTTAGTTTTACTCGGTTATTTATAAATAGTTTTATCAGTGGAATTGTAGCCATTCCTATTAGGTAAAGTAAGCCATACAACCACCACATGGGGCGACTTGATTTAACTTTAAGGTCTTTACTCTTTTTAAAGTTGTTATTTTCAGCAGCAAGCTTTTGATTAATTTCTTTTTGAGATTTAACCTGAGTGATCAGGCTCTCATTGGAAAATGAAAGTTGCTTATTTTCTGCTGTAAGTTTTGTTATTTCATCTTTAGATAACTGGATATTACTTTTGAGGTTATCAAGTTCATAATTCAATTTATATATCTCCTTAGTCATATTTTCAGAAGTCTCTGTTTTTGACTTTGGATTACCGTTTTCATAGTATTCTTCTGTCTTTGTAGATTTCTGATAATTCTCATTCTGTTTTTCGGATGAGTTTTTCTCAGAAGTATTTTCTGTAATAACATTTCCTTTCTCAGAAGATTTCTTTTCAACACTTCCGGAGGATTCCCCCGCGGAAGTGTTTTGTTTTTCAGATTTAGTATTCTCTTGGCTAGTTGTTTTCTCGGATCCAGAAGTTTCTATTTTTGAGTTTGATTGCTCTTTGGAAATGTTAACTTCCCGTTGACGGCTTCCACAACTAAAAAGGAAAAGGCTAATTATTACTATTAGTATTGCTCTCATTGGTTTTAGATTTAAATTGTTCATAGAATAAATACAAAACCCCAATGCACATAAGTACATTTCCGGAAGTCCACAGATACCTTGAAAGAAGGTCATAATAATTATAGTCTGCCCAAAGATCCTTCATGATTGCTACCCAATAGCAAGCTAACCCGATAAGGATAAAAGGAAATGTTTTTCGGTGCATGAAAAATGAGCCGATGAATGCAGCAGAGATGAAGAAAGCGGAAATATATAGTTTCTGAATATGCTCTGCGAAATATACACCGACAAGCGCTATTATTACAATAAGCAGCTTTGCATAAAAATTACTGAGTGTTGTTTTCATTGTTATTGTTTTTATTGTTAAAGAATCGGTCTAAGTATTTCTTTTTATTTTTATCCAGGTATACGATTAAGTCGTGAGAAAAAAAGGAGATAAGAGTAAGGGCCGGAAGCCGGTAATCTTTATACCCAGAATTAAACAGGAATGTTTCACCTACAAATACGGCAAATACTGCCATAGCTAATGCAGATAGTACCATTCCTGTTTTAATTTTTTTTTCTTGGGAAACTAAGTACCCAATACGACCCAATACGCCTACTATGATTGTTAGCAGAATAGCAGTTATTCTGCTAGTATCATAAAGAAGCTCGTTTTGTGTCATGGTTATTGTTTTAGTTTTTAAATGTGAATTGGTTTCTTAAGCTGCAGGAGTGGTAAGCTCCGCAACGATGGCCTTGCATTCAGCTAGAATGCTTTCTTTAAGAGCCTCGTCTCCCGGCTTTGTTCCGACCGTCTTGCTGTCAAAAGTGTCGTTCTCCGGATAATAGCTACCTGTAATTGCATTGTTGCCGTTAAATTCTTGATCTCCTGCTTTTCCTCTTTGCACTGTGAACCCAATTACAAACGGTGCCTTCTGCGGACTTACGTTATAACTGTAATTGAACGTAACCGTGTTACCGGAGATAATAGCTTTTGATTGGATTTGACGATTGTCTGAAATAATTGTTCTAACTGTGTTTTCTGTGCTTGTGGTTGTTCCCATTGTATTTAGTTTTGTTTGTTATTTATTTATACGATTCCGGATAGTTCATAATTCAATGTCTCGACAAGTTGCCCCTGAGACAATCTGAATAGGGTGAAGGCATATTCGTACCTTCCATTCATATTGGGATTACCCCTTTGCTTCCATACATGTGTGGAAACTGTATAATAATACCACCCGTCAGCCAGTTTCTCTGTATAATCGTTTGGTTTCTGTGGTTTCTGCAAAGTTCCTTTGTAGTAAATTCCTTCGTACTTTTTATAGGTATTTGAATCATAGGATGTCCCGGCACTATACTGTGAATAATTTACCCATTCAGAATCTGACTTTGGAATTGTGACTATCCATTGCTCTGGATCATCTATATTACCCGGACTATTGATCATTTCCTGTTTAGTATTTCCATTGGCAAAAGAACTTACTTCATTGAGATTATACGGGTTATAAGATGATGAATTGAACTTACCTAAATAAAAGGTAGACCACGAATCTGGAATGTAGTTTGCGAATACAATTCCTGCGCTTCCCATTTCCATAATTTTATTGCCAACATCATCGTATACATTAAACACCAACTTTCCGTTAACAATCCCTAATTCAAAGCCTTTGTTTCCGTTAGGGTGATGCATCTTAATCAGTCCATTGTCCAGAATATTTAATGGAGCCTTGTCTTTATTAGCATAATTTGCGCCTGCAAATATTCTAACAGAATTACTACCTTGATCGGTTACACCCGTAATACCCGCATTTCCTCCTGTGACATCACCAACGAGCATTGTCCCGGATGCTATAACATTTCCATCAACAGTGGTATTCATAAAGGAAGTTAACTGACTTACTCTATTGGCTGTATTAAGGGCATTGTCTGCCTGTGCTTTTGCAAGTGCTGTCTGTTGCTCGTTTTGCTTGATTCTATCTTCAAGGTATTTATCAACATCAGTAACATCAAAAACGGACGCATAAGCAATGTATGTCTCTATTACCTTGTTAGCTCCAGCAATAGCAAAAAACATAGATGAACTAAAGGTTCCAGTAGCACCGCATCTTAAAACTCCTATATATTCTTCCCACTTTCCTGTGCCATCTACAGGAGTAGCCCAATCAAAAGAATAGTTATCACCAGCTTGATTGCTGTGAAAGGTTATCTGATAGCCTGCATCCAAACGCATAATGAAGCGGACCACAAAAACAGCATTCGCTCTGGTTGGAGTGCCAAAATAGAAACCGCCCAGATATGGAGAAGCTCCGCCTCCATTATATCTACATATTACAATGTTAGGGGATTTAGTCGGAGCATTTACCGAAGATGCTGCCCAGTTAAAAACTTCTACAGTTCCATTACCTAAATTATTATAGGCATTAAGACCATTTAGACCAGTTCTAAAATCAACATCTCTATAAAGACAATTTCCGTTTGTGTACTGAGATGCTAGAAGTTTTAACCTTGCTTCATTACGTAATTCTCCCGCTGCTTGATTTGTATAATTCTTAGTTGCGGTCGTAATTCTTGATAATAAGTCAGCACGTCCATCATAATATTCTCTAAATTTTTGCCTGAACTCCTGTCCATTGATAGGTGTATCAATAGTAAAATTATCATATTGAATAGCTAATAAATAAGCACTCAATGCGCTATAAAATGTTCTATAAATAGAATTATCTACATTATACGAATTTGATTGCTGTATTAATTTAGGATATTCGGTATCTATTTCCTGCCACTCTTTTACTACATCAGGTTTTTCAGATGTAGTTAAAATATTATCATTGGCAATATCAGATAGCTTTTTGTTAGCGTCAATAGCATTTTGCGCAGCCGTATTGGCTGTATTTTGTGCATTTGCAGCATTCTGTTTTGCAACTGTTATTTCTTCATTTAAATCCTCTGGGGCAGGCGTCCAGTCTGTAACGCCTTTATTGCCTTTAGTTATTACTATCCAATCAATTGTGACCGTACCATTTGGCACGCGTAAATGAAGCGCTACATCTCCATTGTCAACAATTTTACGAGTATTACTGACAATACCCCATTTTCCAACGGTATCAGGAGTATTAAATGAAATGTAGTTATTAGGTTGATTTATGTACCATGCAAAATCTGTTATAGGCGTGTTTTCACTACGATATTTTATAGAAATAGTATATTCTTCACCTATTTGCAAAGGCTCTGATGTTATATTACCATAAACAACCCATTCTGTACAATTTTGAAAGTTAATGCCATCACTTGTTTTTATTACTGAGCCAGTTCCCCATCCAGCAGGCATTCTTTGCTTAGATTTTAAGAATAAGTTTCGGATTCCAACTTGTACCGCATCAATCTTTTCCTGCACCTGTTCAAGAGCAGGACTATCGTTGGTAAACGTAACTTTTCCAATTATTTCGCCTTTGTCTAAGTCAATAATTAATCTCCTGTTAACAGAAGCAATTTCCCCAGCTGTTATTTGGCGTCCATTAACCTGAGAAACCCCATAGTTAGCATCAAAGATTCTGAAGCCATTTGAAGGTGAATAAAGGTTTCCGATTAGGAAGTGATAATAATTAGGTTGAGAGTCAAATACAATTCTGTCTGGAGTTATAACGAACGTTCCGTAATCTCCGTTGATGTCACATTTAGCATATACATAATAACCCTGATTAAGCAGATTGCTTACTGTTAATGCTGAAAGATTCCATACTCGCTCTGCACCGGAACTTGTTTTAATACCAAAGTGCACAAGTCTACCTGCTGTTGCCCGGAATGAATTTGGATCACTTCCTAAATTAGGAGTGAAAACAACTTCTTCCAGTTGGAACCAACGAGATTTTGATCCGGAAGAAAGCATACCAACGTCAATTGTATCAGCTTTTATGTGACTTCCGTCCATTTTTCCGTCTGCATCAAAATACATTGAAAAACGGTCTTCTACACGTCTATATCCATCCAGATAACTTTGGCGGTTAATGACTTTCTGAGAAGCAATTTCTTTCTGAAGGTCTTTAATATTATTGACAATCTCCTTTACAAGTGATATTTCATAAGAATCTGCAACATCAAAAGAAGTATAAGTGTCTGTTAACAGGTCTTTCTTCAATGAGATTATCCGCGAAGCTTTATCAATCCCAAAATCAGCATCTTTTATAGGAAGCAAATCACCAATTCCGATTTCTCCTTTATCTTGAAGAAATAACGGATCAACGTTAAGCGTATATTTTACATTGTTTTGAGATACTTTCTGGTACTCCTTTACAGTTTCGTCATATAACTTCTGTTCAGCATTAGTAATATATTGATCAGGCATCATAATGTCTATAAGCGTAAATTCATCACCAGCAGCAAACTTGAACACGGTTGTACTATCCGGGAAATTTTGCCCACGATCATCTGCAAACTGCTTTAATTTGAATGTTTTTGATGAATGATCATAATCATTGATTTCAAAATCATAACCAGCAAGATTTCCTTTAGTAACTGATATTTTAGCTGGAGTGCCTGCAATTAGATATTTAGTTGTTTTCCCATCAGATTCTTTTTCTTTCAAATCAAAATCCATATTTGACACGGAAATTTCTTGCAATCCATTAGTCAGTGAACCTACACCAGAAACAATTCCTTTAAATTCAGGTTTAATATCAGGATCAAAAACTCCTACAACTTTACCAAATAATTCTTGAGCAGCTTGGTTTGTTATATAATCTCCAATAGCAATCGGCATTCTTAGTCTCGGTGAATACCCTCTATATTTTACAGGAATATTTTCAGAACTTCCATATCCATACAGAATTGTAACAACTTCTGAATCATTTGATCTTGCACGAGTTAAGTCATAAAGCCCATTTCCCATGCCGTATTCAACCTTAAATGGTAGCAGCTTTCCTATTTTTTCACGAATATGTAAAACAAATTTCCCTCCAGTTTCTTCAACTTCAAATTCTACATTAAATTCTTGACAAACCCTTTGCAAGGCAGCAAGACAATTTTCTTTTTGAAATGAAATAGTTTTTGTGGTAGTATTAGTAGGAAAATCACCTAAAATCCAATTACTCTCAAACTCATTTGCATTGTTAATAATTAGATATAGAAAAGCATTTAATTCGGCTGTCATTGGAAACTCAAAACCAGTTTTACCACCTTGAGAATCTCTATTAAATAAAATATTTCGTCTAAGTATTGAAGACGCACCAAAGAATCTTATTTCATGTGTGAAGCTATCTTCCGCATTCTTTTTTACTTGTGGTAACAAGTTCACAAAGTAGCTTCTACCTTCTACAATTATTCTATCTTCTAAGTTTAAATCAAGCTTTTCAGAGCTTTCAACAGTCATATCAATATAATCATCCGATAATATACCACGGGACAATTCAGCCTTTGTTACAGTACAAAATGGAGCAGTATTAAAAAGCTCAATTATGCCATTCTTTTTATTTACAACAAGATCTCCCATAGTACAGCTGCATTAGTGTTTAAATTTGTTATTTCATCAATGTTTCCAGCAATTGATATGTAATGTTGATCCTCCGGAGCAGGAACCCATGATTTAAAAGGCATATTGTCACCCTCTACAAGTACAGCCCAATGAATAGATCCCCATTTGTTAGTGTCAGGAAGACTGAAAAAATCAATTACATTTCTTGGTGCAGCTATATCTTCTGCAACGAATGTTAATGTTTTTACACCGCTATCAATTTCATTAACGCCAATCATTTGACGAGCGTTTACCCATGCTCCAACTTCTCCATAGCTTCCATTGCCGGATTTATACATGAGAGTATATGTCTTGCCAATCTCTAACTCTTTACTCGTAAAATAACCTCCGATTCGATAATTGCCAGGTGGAACTGAAAATTGAACATTTGACTCTAGCAATAAATTTTTCAGTCCACCAGAAACAACCCTTTTGGGTAATGTCTTATTAATAATAATATTTCCTTTGGCTTGCTGGGCTTTACCGTCAATGTTAACAGTAACCATTTTGGGAGACAAAAATGATAATTGAAGATTTGAACTTTCAGTATATAAAATTTTCTTTATAGGATTCTCTTCAACTAATTTCAAAGTGAATAGACCAATATTTTTACCATCTTTTGTTTTGCCTTCTAAAAGAGGAAAACCATCTTTTAGTTTAACATCACATACAATACTCTTTTTTCCATAGGCATCACAAATTAATCTTTGAGTACCCGCTTTAGTAAAATCAATCATTACTGTATTGAAATTTTCTTTCATTTGTTCCCAGCTATCACCTTCAACCCATCCGGAAAGCGTTATTTCTCTGGGTTCAAAAACAGGTTTTTCAGAGGGATCTGTTTTTATACCATTTATGTTTTTCCAGATATAACCTTTAGTTTCTCTTAACTTTAATTCCGAGAAAAGAGTTCTAAAACCTCCAGAAATGAAGATTTTGTTTTGTCTAAATTGTTTGCCATTAAGGCTATAGTCTATTACCCCCATGTCTTCTTTACTTCAGTAGCTCTTCCAGAAAGTTTATAATGAGTGTTAGGGCCGTAGTTGTATATGAAAATTTGAGCATTGTCTTCGGCTATTGCATCAACTTTTGCGTTGTCAATAAGATTCACATACACTATTGAGTTTCCTACGGCTTTTATTTGAATTTCAGAATCATGACGAACAATAACTTTTGTAACATCATGTCCAAAAGAAAGAATTTTACCTTTTGATTTTCCTAATAAGGCTATTTCACCAACATTTAGAAAATCAATGTTCTCTTCTATATCTACAAATATTCCATAGTTTATAGCTTTAGCTCTGTATTTTCTAGCAATGTCTAATTCTGGAAAATCATGTTCTCCGGACCAGTCATCATGATCAAAAAACATTCTAACAAAAGGCTTGATTGTTTTAGCTTTCTTCATTTCATCTAAGAACTCCTGGCAAATACCTTTTTTTTGTGCAGATTCAATAATATCTTTCATGGTTATTGTGTTTTTTTAAAGTCCAGACATAAACAAGTCAGAACCTTTGGTTATTTTTCTATTTAAGTCAGCTATATCATCAGCCATTTTATGAAGCCTACGTGTGTTAAATTCAATAGCAACTAATTGAGCTAACATATCCTTGAATGTTGGTTGGTTTTGAAGCATTACTTCAAGTTGCTTTCCATGAATAATTCTTGAAGCATTAAACTGGGCCACTAATTCCCCTGCTTCCTGAGAAGAAATAGTTTTTACAGCTCCTTCAAGCCCTTTGGGATCCTGAATAGTAATGTTATCAAACATATCACTAAACATTCCGGCTACATCTTGTCCATATTTTGCAACATCAGCTATTTTTTTCTTGAATTCATCATATTGCTCTTTGGATAATGGCTTGAATGTTCCTTTACCTTCCTTATCAAATCCTACAGCCTTTAGCATGTCGTCCAAAACAGGCTGCATCTTTTCTTCAAGCCTCATACTCAAGGCATTCTTAACAATGTTTTTAAATATCGTGTTAGTGTAATCTTCAAGAGATTTTGCAGCGTCTTCAGCACGGCCGAAGTTATCAACCAGAATATCTCCTAATTGTTTAGCCGCATCTTTTGCAGTAGTTTGAAGAACTCTCTCAGTAATACTGTTCTGAATATCTTCAATTTGGCGGTTTATATCCTGAATTTGACGGTTATAGTCATCAATTTTACCTTGATCTTTTTTCTTTTTATCTGCTTCTTTCGCAGACATTTGTTGAATAAGTTGCTGCTGTCTACGAAGATTAGTGATCTCTTCTTGCTGTTTTTTGTAAACATCCTCTCCAAGAGCCTTTTTTATCTGTTGCTCCAGATCCGCATAAGCATTTTTAAGATTATTAACCTCATTAGCCCAAGCTTTAATTTGACGCTCTTTTTTCTTGTCATTATTGAACCATCCGGATATTGATTTTATGAGACCTCCAATCATTTTGATACTTCCGGTTACCATTCCAATAGGACCACCAGTAGCAAATTGCTGCATACCTTGACCAATCTGGTCAAATCCTTCCATCATGCTTTGCATTTTATCAAGGACATCACCAAATTCATTATCTAAACTAAAACCAAGATCTTCTGCAGCTCCTTTAATGTCGTTAATAGTCGATTTAAATAAATTAGAGAATGCACTTAGTGCTGCACCAGCTTCGCCTAACTTCCATAATTTATCTTCTGTTGAAACACTTTCATCCCCTAGTGCTTTAATAGCATCTTTGAAAATTTCAAAAGGATTTTTATTTCCTGTTATATAATCAAATTCCTGAATTTTTCTTTTTAAAGCTTCAATAGCCTCCGGAGTTCCTTTACCAGACTTCTTTAGTAATTCTAATTCTTGTTGTAATTTATTTCTAATATTTTTTAGATCTTTGATAGAAAGAGCCCCTATATTAGCAAATGCTTTTTGATAATTTGGATTATTAGATAGCTTATCCATAAATCCCTTGGAGTATTCTTCTGCCTCAGCTTGTCCGGCATTATTTAATTGTCTAAGCTTTTCAGCATTATCTATTTCTCCATTATTAAATCTGGTCTCAATTGTACTTCTTATTTTAGTCCATCTTTCAGCAATTTGGGTTTTCTGAACTTCAAAATTTTGGTAATCTTGTTTAAACTGAGCATACATCTCATTATATGCAGAAGTCAAATTCCTTTTCTCATCATTTAAACGTACAATAGCAGAAGAATACTTTCCATTACTATAGCCTTCAGAATTATTGTTTTCATCAACAATTTTTTGCAGGTACTGAATTTTCTCGGCTGTAGTGGTAAAAGTGGAAAGAGTTTGCTCTAACTCATTATTGAACTTTTCAACTGGCTGGATTTTACCAGTCATTGTGTCCATTGCATTGGTCACAGTTTGAAGCGCATCTTTTTGCTCCGGAGAAAGTTTTTCAACAGGTATTTTAAGAAGGTTATCCTGAGTTTTCTTCAGGTAATCATAATATGTTTTATCCTGATCAAGAAGCCCTTTATAAAGCTCTTTTGCCTTATCAATACCTATTTTATTAATAGCATCATAGTATTGTTCCCATAATTTAGAGTTAGTGGAAACTCGGTCCATAATGTTTTTATATTCTACTTCACGCTCAAGAGCATTTTTTTGCTCAATTACTGCATCTCTACGTTTCATTGCTTCTTCAAGGGAAACAACTTCACCAGTATAATAAGGATTCCCTTTTTTATCTTTAGACTGTCCGAATTGATCTAGCTTTTGAAGTTTAACTTTGCCATCAACAACTTTATCAATAGCTTCTTGATATAGATCAGCTTTCCTTTTTAAATCAGGAATGGTACCTTCTGGAAATATTTCTGCAATTTGACGTTCACGAGGTTTTCTATCTTTCTTAGGTTTAGGAGGATTTAGTATATCTCGTAACGCTTTAATTTCTGCAGTCTTTTTAATGTATTCTTTAGATCCAACAACCATTTTATCTCTTGCTTTTTCAAGATCTGTTATTTGCTGTTCATACCAAGGTCTTGTTCCCTTGCCAGGAGCGGGAGGAGTTACAGCTTTAAAATATGCTGCCTTAGACTCAGTCGCAATATCAATAATAGCCTTATTAGCTTTATTAAATTCGGTCTCTTGATCCTTCACATCTTTTATATACCCTTGGATCTCTTTAGTATTTTCTTTAAATAAATCCCCAGCCCTACCACCTTTAATAATTTGGTTAAGTTTATTTCCTCCTGATCTAACTACAGTAATTTCGTTTGGATTTTTACCTTTAAGTTGTTCTCTTCTTTCCCACGCTTCATTTAACTTCTGACGGGCTTCTTCTTGTTTTTTTACATGGGCATCAAACCTATCACCAAGAACTTTTTCAGCTGCTTGAGCTTTTGCTTTTTCAAGAATTGCAGCCTTTACTGCCAGATAAGCAGCTTCTGCCTTGCCATTCATAATAATTTCCTGCTCAATGTTGCTAAATAATCCGGGATAAGCAGCTATAAGATCATTTGTTGCCGCAAGCCTTTGCTCCCGGCTTAGTTTGTCATTGATGGCTGTTCTATATAATAATTCAAGCTGTGTGAGTTCTTTTGCAGCATCAGAAATACTATCCTGCATAGCTTTATTAAGCTCTTCCTGATCAGTTTTAGCACGATCACTAGCTTTAGACATTAGATATAGAGCACCAACTAAAGTTGTAATTGCTACTGCGAGTAATACATAAGGATTAGCAGAAGCAACCAAATTATAAGCCTTCTGAGCTACAACAGCTGACCATGTGCCTTTAGTCGCTAAAGCTTCTGCTCTGGACCGGGCCATTGCTTGTAAAGCAACAATTCCTTGGATTAAAGCTCCTTCTTTATTTAAGGTATTTGCTATTTGCTGTACACCAATAGCAACAGCCATAACGGCTTGAAGCTTAACCATAATTTTTTCAAGGTTCTCACTTTCTGCACCAAACAATGCCATTGCACCTGCACCAGTTGAAAGAACTCCAGAAGCTATCCCCATGGTTCCAATAAGAACATCTAAGGCTCTACTTCCGGCAATGGCATTCATTTCATCCTCTACCTCTTTAAGGGCATTTTGATACTCCTTAGCTTTTCTTTTTAATTCTTCATATTGAGCACTGTTTTTCTGGCCTTTATCAATTAATTCAGCCATTTCATTTTTAGCCTTGGTTAGTTTTGATCTAAGGCTCTCATGCTCTTGGGCATTACTCTTAACACGTTCTTCAAGTTCAGTAAGAGCTTTTTTTTCAGCTTCAATATCTTTAGCAATACCAGCGGCTTCACCCATTACAGCAAGTTTAGCTTTGCCAGGAGCCATATTCTCAATCTGTTTTTGTAAAGCTTTATACTGTGATTCAAGTTCAGCAATTACTTCCTTTTGAATGCTTATATTTTCTTTTGTTGCGTCAAAAACATCATCAATTGTTTTTCCACTTTTTTCTACAACATCAGTAAATCCCAGAATATTTCCCTCACCATCTTTAAGAGCCTTTTTCAATGCTTCAATGTCAAGGGATGCAGTATATTTAATTTCTCCGCCGTTGATGTCTGCCATGGTTACTTTTGTTTTTTTGTTGCAGCATTAAGCGATGCTACCACGCTATTTATATATTCAGGATCATCCTCTGTTACTTCTTCTTCTAAGTTTTCATAAGGGTCTTCTTTCTGATCATCATCGAATCCAGGAAGATCTTTTATGATTTTTAATATTGTGTTATATGGAATTTTGTAGTGTATCTCTTCCCAAGAAAAATGGAGCTGTTGACATACATATCCACGAAATCCATAAGGAGTATTTAATCCGGTTGTTTTTCCTCTATCAGACTCGCTCTTTTTGCTGCGCCGGTTATCAACCCGATAGAGTTTGTAAAATCCCCTAGATTACTGTGTATATCTATTAAGTTTAGAATACCAAATAGATCTGAAGGATGTAAATTTTGTGAAAGGTGATTTTGGATCTTTTTTAATCCTTCTTCATCGCGTATGTACTTCTCTCTTTTACCTGTAATAACTTTGTATTCATAATCAGTACCCATAATTGCAAGAGCAATAACTTTACTCATTATTTTAATATCATTACGGGATATACTATTGTTGAAAGCAAGTCCTTCTTTTCCTTCGTAATTTTTTAAGTTTAAACCCTGCGATTCAAGTGCTATTAAATCAATAATATTGAAAGTCAACTCTTTAATGATATAAGTTACTTCTCTGGTCTTCTTTTCCGGTTTGGAGAATAAGTGGAGTAATCCCTTTTTCCTTTCAACATAAGTCTCGCTTAATGTTATGGGAAAACCATTATTAATAAGTTTTGTAATCTCTCTCCTTGACATAGCCGAATGAGAGCTATCTTCTGGGTGAATACTATTATCAATTAATTCTTCTGACATGGCTAGTTTTTTAGTAAAAAGCCAACCAATAAATGATTGGCTTTGTTCTCATTTGTGTTCTTGGGATTTACGGAGTAGGAATGTTTTCTACTGTTTCAAAAGGTTCCCTAGTTTCATCATCAGGCAATAATGCAGTAACAATAAATTTCACTAGTAATAATCCCTTTGCTGAAAGGTCAAAATCTACTGTAGCAGTAAGCTTTGCCTTTGCTGCGACAATTTTTTTGAATCCTTTCTTAGGAATAATCTCCAATTCTCCTGGATCAAGAATGGTAGTTGTACGACCAAACCCCCAAGTTTTAGTTGCACTGTCATATTTTCCACCAAGATATGTGTGAAGAAATTGAGAATCTGGGTTCATTATTGAGAACTCAACTTTAGGAGCCTTAATTTCATCTTCACTAATAGCTGGGAAAGGTTGTCCTTCCTCAAAATGCTCTGTAGTATCTGGTGCATCCTGCGTAATCTTAGCAGAATCTTTGTATACCATTCCGATCTTAGCGCCTTTGAAATTAATCTGCACCAAACCGGAAGTAAATAATGGTTTTGTTAAAGTTGCCATGTTTATTAGCTTTTTGTGTTTTTAATTTTTATGTTATTATATATTGTACCCTTATATTCTGGTAATGCTCTGGACGCGTGTTTCCTTCATTCTGGAAATCTCTATTTTCAAGAATGCTAAACCCTATATTTTCAAATTCCGGATCTGTCAACCCATCATTCAATGCCTTTTCTACCAAATCAGATAACTGAGAAAGCCTAGAATAGTTAGGCACATTGTTTTCCTTACCATAAATAGTTTGCTTTTGATCAGCCACATAAATATTTATGTTTGCTATCCCAATCTGTGGGCTTCTATCTGTAAGGGCTAATACATTAACACATATATCATCTTTAAGAGAATCAGTGGGACGAAAATTCCCTTTATAAATACTACCTCCTAATGTTGTAACCAATTCGGAGCTTTTATTAAGTATTTTATAAGTTACTGAGTTTAACTGTTGTGAATTCATATCCAGATTCTTGTGTTATGTTGTCCCGATTCAAAGCCTACTATTGGCATGTACACGCGTACTTTTCCAGTTTTAATGCCTTCTTGAATAAATTGTTCATTTATGATTGAAGTATCTTTTATTTCTTCTTGGTATACCAGAACTTGTGTACCTTCTGGTAAAATCGTTTCGTTCTTTGGAGCATAAATTGTATATGAATATTCATAGGTTTGTCCATCTACCAAGGATCTGAAGTTTCCTTTTCGGCCGTTTTTACTGATTGAGTTTCTACACTTACTTAAAAAAAACCATTGGAGCGGCTGGGCTTCAGTAAAATTCCCTTCGCTATCTTGTGAAGCTTCCGCTCCTGGCTTTTGATAGTAAAGAAAGTATGGGTGTAGTATCATGATTATGCGTAAAAACTTGCGTCATTAACTTCGTTATCCGGAGCATTTAATTCTGCCAGTAAATCAGGCTTATCAAGCTTTTTAGCCAATAAAGAATACCATAATTTTAAGCCGGTCATATTCCATTTTATTGACAAGTCACCTTCAGCAACTTCTTGAATAGGAATAAGCTGTTTAAACTCATTATAAGCAGCCTCTTCAACCGCTTTAACGTCAGCTTCTGAATCTCCATTAAGACCTTGACTGGTTAAAATCATATCAATATCCAATTCAGAAACTCCGAATTTGGAAACGAGACCTGTTAGGTATTCTTTATTTGTCATACTGTATTACTTGGTGAAAGTTGTATTTTCTGTGTCAAGTAGAACTGATCTATTTGCACCATTCCAAGCTGGGAAGATGTTAGCAATTCCTTGTGTTACTTCTGCCACAGGTTCTTCAGTAGAGAACTTCTTGATCATGATTGGACCGTTCATAACCTTTAAAGCTGCTGAACCGGTTAAATTCATATCAATTGGTTTTTTCCAGAAAGTATTACCAAGAACAGAACTTTCAGTAAGTGTAACAACGTCATCCAAGAACGGGTTTCCTGTTTTACGCTCACCATTGATTTCAACAGTAATGTCTTGATCAATAACTGCAATGCTCATTCCTTGAAGGAATGGAGTTCTTGCCAACATATTATTAACCATTGCTAGATCTGGAGTATTTGAAAGCCCCAATGCATTTTGAGCAAAAGAAGCACACTTCTTAATTACCTCTTCATTTTCAACAAATGTTGAAAATGTATTTGCATTCATAAAAGCAACATTCGGTATGATAGATGTACCTTTGAAAGACTTTCTGATTTTAACTAAATCGGAAACTGGTTTTGCATCTGCAGCAGACCACTTTTTTTGAACACCTTGTTTTTGCTTATCTGGAATCTGATAATCCACGTCAAATTCTGTAACAGTACCTTGGTTATCCTCTTGATCTACCTTTATTTTTCCAGTTGAAAGTTGACGTAAAGCCATCCATTCTACACGTGAAGCAACAGCAGTCCAACAGAAAGACATATCATTTGCCCAGAATTCTACAATTGTTTTTAAATCAGGATTACCACCAGCCAAAGCAAGCGCAATTTCATATTCATTAAGCTCATTCTCGTCCATTTCACGAGCTGCTGCAATTTTTGGAATTGTACCGCCGATTTTACCAATAGCTTCACGAACTTTTCTTGGGATTGTAGATCCTCTTGAAACAATGTCTCCGGCAATTTTAAGCCCAACAGTTGCTTCCAAAGTTTTCCAAGATAAAGTCATGTTTTCCTTTAATGGGAAAAGTGTTGGGAAATAAAAAGGTTTCAATGCATAAGAGTTAATAACTCCATGCATATCCTTTTCTTTAAGTCCCTGCATTAATGTTTGATTTATCATCGTTTGAGTTTTTGATTAAAAAATGGTTATTAGTTTTTAGTTATATTTTAGCTTACTATGTGATTAATTCTTTACATAGTAAACACCATCTGGCTTACTTCCCGGTTCCGGCTGAATTGCTGAATTAACAACTGCAATTACCCATGCAGAAGAAAATAGGTTTTCCCCTTTTCTAATATTCTGAGATTCTCCAGTGATTGCAACAGGTTTTCCAAGACCTCCTTCTGTAAGAATTGCCCCTACCGCCTTAGCAGCAAGCGTTGCATCTACTGTAATTGTGTCTTTTACTGGATCACTAGAGTCAATAGCTGTTATAGTTACATTTGTATTTCCTGATTTGTTAATCTTTGAGCCAACAATAAAAAGATGGCCTTTCTTAACAACATAAGTTGTTGCATCAGCCGCCGCAGTTTCTACAACTACAGCAGTTGCAACCGGATTCCAGATTCCATTTTGACCAGGAACCAAAGGAGTAGCTTCAGGAAGTATTGATGCTGTAAGTCCAGTTGTTTTAACGGTAACACCGCCTGGAATGTCAGCAACCTTGTGAAGGATGGCAATTTTCTGTGGTCCTTCTTCTTGTCTTCTTTCGATGTACATTTGATTTGTGTTTTTAGGTTATTAGTAATTAAATAGTTTTTCCACCAAGCGGATTATCTGCTTTAGAAGCCGCAGCTTGTTCCGCTACGTATTCTTTAACTGCTGCAGAAGGTTCTTCTTTTTGGGTATTACTATTCCCCGTATTAATAAAAGGTCTTCTAAATCCTCCGTTTGTCTGGTCTGCGATTTCTTGATTAACCTTAGAAAGATCAGTTTCAGTTTCTTTAATGAAAGCGTCAAAATCTTCATCATCTTTAAAGGCCATACGGTTATAGTCTCTTAAAGCCTTCTCTTTAAAGTAATCAGGAGCCTTTTCAATTTTCTCATTAAATAATTTGAGCCTATTGGACACAATTGTGTTTTGGTCCATAGTATCAAGTCTAGTTTTGAAAGGTTCAACGGCTGCGGAAACAGCTTCTTTAATTATTGTAGCAATGTCTTGTGGTTGTGGGTTTGTTACATCAGGTTTCACTTCTGGATTAGGCGCTGGATTAGGATCACCAGATCCAGCAGGAGCAGGATTCTTGCTTTTATAAGTATCAACACCTTTTGTAACTTCACTATCCACTGTCTTGCGCCATTCTTTTACAAATTCAGTTACTTGTTCATCAGTTAACTTGTCAACAAGTGCCTGAGCTTCTTCATCAGTAGAAACAGTCATACAAAGTGAATTGGCTAACTGTTCAATACCGTCTTTTCGAACGCCTTTACCAAGATATTTGGCGTTAAGTAGTTCTAATAATTTTTGTTTCATAATGAAATTGAATTTTTCTTTTGGTTATTCTCAATACAAAAAAAGAGAAGTATTATTATAATACTATAATGAAATTGAAAAAGTTATTAGAATTTTCAATAAAAAGTATCATTATAATACTTTTTATATTTACATTTGTAGTGTACAAAACAGAAACAATGAAGCTTAAAATCAATCAAATAAAATATAACTACCTGAAAAAGAACGAGAAAAAGAATTACCCAAAGAATAAACAACTAGCTGAAAAATTAAAGAGTAAAAAATGAATTACACACTTAAAATATATAAATTCCTTTCTGGACTATATGAGTTTTATAATGATCAATTATTTGAATCCCAACTTCCAGAATGTGTAATTACACTTAATAAGTCTGGGAATGCTTCAGGAATATTTTTCCGGAACAACTGGAAGAGTAAAGAAGGTAATAATCTTCATGAGATTGCGATAAACCCAGAAAGTAATTTTTACTCAGTTGAATTCCATCAGGCACTTGTTCACGAAATGTGTCACTTGTGGCAAAATGAATTTGGAACAAAAAGATCACGAGAAGGTTATCACAATAAGGAATTCATGCAGATTATGATAAGTATTGGGCTTATGCCTTCAGACACAGGAAAGCCAGGATGGAAAATTATTGGACAACATTTGTCAGATTTTCCAATAAAGAAGGGAAAGTTTATCACAGTTTTCAATGAATTTAAAAGAAGAAACATTGAGTTAGATATTCTTGTTTGTGACAATGTTTCTCATGAAGTTGTTGCTCCTAAATCTCAAAATAGTGGTAAACGATTAAAGTACACATGTAATTGCGGAACCAATATCTGGGGGAAGCCTGAATTAAAGAATATTTATTGTCAACAATGTAAGACTAATTTTCTTCCTAATGTGGCTGAACAAGGATAATATATTCAGAGGCCATAACTGGGGCAAAAAAGGAGATAAAATAAAAATAATATCAATCTCTGGCAATGCTGTCATTTTCGAAAATGTAAAAGGAGACCGATTACCATGTAATATAAATGACATATCTGAAACTGAAATTAAACCAGATCCGATTTTTAAAAGCAAAAATAAAAAGTAGAACGACACATTTTGTCGCACAAAATATTAAACATCACTATTATGAAACTACTGGAACAATTAAAGGACCTAGAACACAGAAAAGGGCTTTATTCTAAAGAAGAATATGAAACTAAATTCAAAGAAATTACTAATGCTGCTACCGATGAAGAGATTCTACAAGCTGCAAAAGAAGCTAAAGAAACTCTCGGCAGAGGGTACAATATAGATTTTTTCCGGAGAAAGATTTACAGCGCTGTTATCATCCGATACGGGCATAAGCCTTTAAAAGGTAGTTATATGCCTGGCAAAACAAGATCGCTTCTTAAAAAGCTAAATCTATATATACCAAGATACGAGTTTGAGAAAGTAACACCTGAGATTCCTGAATTTCAAAGTCACTATCAAGAGTTATTTAATCACATGCATAACGAACATGGATTAACACTACTAGAATCAGAAATGGATGAAATAATCCACATTGTAAATAAAATGCAGAAAGCCTAACAATGCTAAGGTTTTAATCTTCAAAAAAAATATTATGAAAGAGAATTACCCAGAAGGCACAGACATGCTTCAATTTAAGCACTTAGGAGATATAAGTAGCTACAACTATAATTATTACGTTGGTTTTAATTCTGACCTTCTATTTGCAGAAAGTGATGATGATAATACAACTGAATGGTATTTAGTGAGAGATACCAACTTCATTAAGATTGGATTTTCTTATTGTTCAGAAGGAGATAAGCTTATTACCAATTAACAACCTTAAAAATAAAATATGAGAGAAATAAGAATTTGGGACGGTAACAAATATCATTACCCAGAAGCAAACGAAAATGAAACGAACCATCATTTACAAATCGGTTCAAATGGTTTTTTCTCCTTATGGGATGGTGAAGGCAATTTTATAACAAGCTCTGAAAATGGCGGAATAATAGAGTGGTCAACTGGAATTTTGGACAAAAACGGAAACAAGATATTCGAGGGGGATATAGTTGAATCTTTGATAAACCAAAATTCCACAAAATACATTGGGAATCATGTTAATAGTCTTAGATATAAAATGGTTATTGAATATCATCATTATGGAATGTTCACTTTCAAAAACCTTACTGAGAAAAGACCTCATTCCTATAATTTCTTATCAATTGAATACGGACATCCAAGATTACATAAGGACACAATAGAGATAATAGGAAATATCCACGAAAGTTTAACCCCAAACAAATAAAAAATGAACAACGCAGACAAACCAATATATCCAGCGGTAGCAGAAACAATAAATGAAACAGAGTTTACTGAATACAATCTACCACATAGACAAAGGCAATTATCTGGACTTTCAAAACGGGAGTATTTCGCTGGAATGTTTTTACAAGGGATTTTGTCATCACAAACTGAAAAAAGGTCTTATGGAAGCGGTAATAGCTCTAGTGAAATTAGATCACATTGTGAAGAAGCAATTGATTTTGCAGACGAACTCTTAAAACAACTAGAAAATAAAAAGTAATGAAAAGACTGGAAGAGATCAAGAACGAGTATGCCTTAGAACTATCAGAGATATATAAAAGAACATTCACTAATTGGAATGAAATGCTTGATACCGACTATGAACGTGGAACAGGTGTTAGTAAAGTTTATGACATTGAGCAATTAATGGATGAAGTGGCAAAGCGTTACGCCCGCGAAGTAGCTCAGGCTTCTTTGGAAAAGGCAGCGGAGAATGCTAAAACCAAAAAAGTACTAGGTATCACTAAACGTTTTTCTGGTAGTGCTTTAGTATCACGAACAATTGTAGACAAAGAATCAATAACTAATCAATCTAATATAATAATGTTATGAAAAGATTCTACATATACGTAACAGGCATTATTGTTTTCAGCCTTATTCTAGAGTTCTGGGGGATAAGTCAAGAAAAAATATCACGATCAGTAATAACAGCCATTTTACTATTTCTATTAAATGAGGTGGCAATTATAAACGATAAACTTAAAAAATAACACTACTATGAGCGAATCTAAAGCAACAATACACCTACGAAAGAGAGAACAACTTAAAAAGAAATATAATCTTTCTGATTTAGAGTATGACTATTTATGGAAGCTTTTTATGGAATATGGTATGACAAGTGGTGAGGCTTCACATAGATCACCTGCTAATCATTATTATTTACAGGGTATATCTGAGCATAATGTAATTGAGTGGCACTCTTGGAAAAGTAAAATGACACCAGAATTGAAAAAGATTATTTCTGAAAAATATCCTCAATTAATGGTAACTGATAAATCACTACAGTAATGGAAACACCAAAAGAACAAGCAATAAAGGCTGCCTACGGGGAGCATTGGATAGAATTATCAAATGAAAAACAGAAATATGCATTAGAAAATGAAGGTTGGATTAAAGTTACTCCTTACCAATATCAGATGGATATGTTCTCAAGACTAAAATTAAACAAAAATACGCATTCAGTTCGTCCAAAATGTCTTACGGGAATAAGAAATAATAATTCATGGACACGAATAGAAAGCGAAGAGGATCTACCGAAGGAAGAATGCAAACTATTTGTACATCCTCCATATCAAGATCAGTTCATATTCCATTACCATAATAATGAAGGCTCAAGGAAAGAATTAATACAAAACCATACCCACTACCAACCAATAGAAGTACCAAAATCACCAGTATTTTAATTATGAAAGCAAAAGTTAATTACAACGCTATTGACACATGGCTAGAACCATATATAGGACATGAGTTTGAAGTGGTCAAAGTAACCCGGAATCAGGTTTATTTTAAAATAGATAGAGGTTACTCAATTTGTACAGAAAAACATGATAAATCAAATTTTAATTATGAGTTACAATGACCCTTGCAACGGAGGTTGCGGAAATAGTAAAAGAGATTGTTCTTGTCCTGAAGAGAAGCCAATAAGAACAATTAAGCTTCCATTAGATCTATTTTTAGAGGATTCAGATTTTATGGATTTCTTAGAATTGATATTAGAGTGGCATGAAGATAACGATGAGCTTAAAGATTCTTATCCTGATGGAATATATCAATTCTTAGAAGAAAGTAGTGAGAACCCTAAGAAACATGCTTTAATGCTAATTGATTATTTATATACATCTAATGACAATTTGAAGGAATTGATTTCAAACTATAAAATGCTAAAAATACTATGAAAACAAAGTTTGTAAAAGTCCCTGTATCGGAGAGACTGCCGGAGAAAGAAGGCTGTTATCCTATAATATTTAAAAACACAGATATAATAAGAGATTATTATCGAGGGAAGAATATATTAAGTGAAGAATTTTGGAAAATTCATATCGAATACTGGCTAGAAGAAAAAGAAGACCACTCAGAAGAGATGCTTTCTCTTTTGGAAAAGTCCAGAAAAATCATTCAAAGTTTAAAGTTATCAATGTTAGTACATCCAGATTGTGAAGAAGGAAGTGAATTTGACGACTATACTACATCAGCACAGGAAACAGAAAATCAAATCGAAGAACTAATCAACAAAGTAAAAGACAATGGAACTAAGTAATTTCAAAATAATAAAAAATAGACAAAGACCAGATTCCTGTTATGCATATGAAATGTATAATGATGATAAAACCGCAAAGTATTCAATTTTTACTATGGATGGAGGGGAATCTTTTCTAGCATCTGTAATAACGGCAAATCTTAACGGAAAGCTTGTTGATACTGATTTTCAAAAAGAAGTTTATACACCTGAAGAAGGATTAACCGAAATAAAAAACTATTTAGACAATGGAAAATAAACTAATCCCGATGACAACTTTTGTCACGGATCAGCCAACAACTTATGAATGGGGAGCAATTATTCCTCAATATAGATTGTATCAAAATATTTTAAAATACGCCCAATTCCTAAAACAGTCACTCGCACTATGGATGTTTGTGCCAGTAGATGAAAACAGGAATATTTTGAAAGAACCTAATGTCAATGAGTATATGGATTCAGATAATGAACCTAATAATACTTATTTCTGGGAAGCTGAAGAATATAGAAAGGCAAAGGATAAGGTTCTTTTTGAAGGATTTGAATTCGAATCTAAAGTTGAAGTCATCAACAAAAAATTAAAGCTAACTATATTCCTTAGTACATTCCAATTTATGAATTGTGATGAAAACGGATTAGGAGGAGGCGATCTGTTTGGGCAAAACATAGATGCATTAGCTTATGCAGACTTAAACTTAACCCTAACCGAAACCGCAATAAAACAGATATATGGAAGCTAAAGATAAAGCAATTGACCTAAAAGTAAAGTTTATGGAAATGATTCCTAATGATATTATACGAGACGATAAAGTAGCTGCTGAACTAGCAAGAGTAAATGCCATGGTTTGCGTTGTTAATCTTATAGAAACTTCTGACTGGCTTATAGATTCAATTAATGGAGAAAAATGCCTTAATTACTGGCAAGAAGTCAAACAAGAACTTGAAAATTTGAAATAATGACCGAATTAGAATTATACAAATACATAAACGATAACAATATAGATTATCGTTGGCAATTAAACGAAAACGAACAGGAGGATGTCATTATTTTCCCTTATACATTTCAAATTGATGACTTTTACAAACTGATTAAGTCAGCTACGGATTTTGAGCATGGCGTTGAAATGAAGTTAATGGACGGATATTTCTCTGTTTATATGAGTGATATATGTGATTATGTTGGCATTGATCTGGAACGAGTATTTGAAAAATAGGAATAATGGAAGGAAAAGCAAAAGAGGCTCTGAGTAAGTTTCAGGCTAACAAAAGTGATTTGGACATAATGATAAACAATAATAAAATGTTATTGAATTCATTAACTATTGAGTGGCTGGATACGGTTAAATTAAAGGTATATGCTGTGCCTGTTAAAAATGGTTGGTTTAGTTGCGTGAGAAATGGCGAAAAAGAACTTACGCATGGACTATACACTGATAGACAATCCGCCACCGAAGCAGCAATTAAAAAGGCTGTGGAGATATATAATGCGAGATTCTCGTAATATCTCGCAATTTTTACAATACCACATTCAAAAATAAAGGTAAGAAGTTAGCGTAAACCTACAACAGCAAGTAAAGCTTTAAGTCTGGCTATCTATAAATCGTGAGGGAAATAAGCAAATACCGACAGGCGACAGATAAATGTAGTAACACCCCCTTGAATGTGGTTTTATTTCAAAATACGGTAACCCACAACACAACCCGGAAATTGAAAACTAATTTTACAACATGAAAGAAATAAAACATGTCGCTCAAAACGACCATATAGACGCATTTAGAGACGCACTAGAAACAAATAGTGTAGGAATTGTTATTTCAAGTAAATACAACATTAAATATATTCCTGGTACTTATTCCTCTTCTTTAATATTCACGCCTAAGAAAGACACTGAGGTTAATCCTATCGATTTTCTTTTGCTTGGATTCTTTGTAGGTCGAGATTATACGGATTAATAAATAAAATTTGAATTATGGACCTGAAAGAATTAAGATATGGAGTAAGCCAACTTATTGATAATAGGTTTGGAGTAGTAATAACCATAGATGATAGATATATATGTAGTTTTCATGAGAATCCAGAACAATTTAAAAAAGATTTCAGCCCAATTCCAATAACAGAAGAATGGCTTTTTAAGTTAGGGTTTGAGAATTGCGAAATCAACATTGATGATTTAGAACTTTCCATTCTTGTAAAAACAAAATGTCTGATAATTACTAGCAATGATGAACCTTATGGAATATCTGTTGATATAGATTTCATTCACCAGTTACAAAATATCATATATGACTTAACTAAAAAAGAGTTAACCATAAAATAGCCGTATTTTCGCAGAATGGAACTCGAAGAAACTATTTGCGAAATTTTTAAGGCTAAGAAAATCAAAACAGGAGGAAACTGCGGAACTTATGCAGCTGCAATGTGCTATGATTTGGATATTTCTTTTCAGGATGTAAAACCAATTCTGGAAAAACTAGAAGCTGAAGGTAAAATATTCTACCGAATCGGTGTTGCCGGAAGACTTATTTTCTGGAAATAATAAAAGGGGCAACTAAGCCCCTTGTTTTTTATAAATACTCTGCCAGTCGTTCTTCATTGTCGTTAATCCAGTAAGGAAGAGTTTTAGCATTGAGAATACGCTCACTATTTTCAACCATATAATTTACAAAGTTATCCGGAAGATTCTCTATGAAATTAGGCTTGAATTCTTTTATCTTCCCGGCTGCACGATACTGCATTTTTCGCTTCCAGTCTTCCTGCGGCATTGGTATAGGTACCATACTACAACGGCATTGAGGATGCCAGCCAGTCCACATGAACCACTTTGGATATATACCGGCCAACTTTTTACAGGTTTCACATTGATTTTCTGTGTTATTTGAAAGCCTTATTTCAAAGCCATAAATTAAGTCATTATTCTGGTACCCTAACCACTCAGAATAACGATAAGCACGGTTTATTTCTGTTCTGGCAAGTCTATCTGCATTTTTGAAAGAAGATCTATAAACACCTTGTCCCGGATGGTAATCTTTTGCAGCTTTAGACCATTCTAGCTTTCCAGTTTCTTTGTTCTTTACTTTTCTGAAAAGTTTATCCGGATCTCGTAGATACTTTTGCAAATTGCGGGCAAGATCATCATGACTTTGCCCACTTTTAATTGCATTCTGTACCATAACATCCATTTCCTTTGGTATTTGGTCATAAGCGAGCCAAATTCGATTAGAAATAGTTAGTCCGCCTTTTTGCTCATTAAAGAATTTTCGTGCAGAATTTACCTTTATTCTGGAGTTTGTTTCTGCTTCCGTCTTTATTGCTTCAAAAGCTTTTACCTGATCAAGTGTTTTACCGTATTTAGTACGCATTCCTCCCCAGAAACGACCTTGAGCAAAGTCCCATTCTTCCTGAATACCATTAAGTAATGTTGTTACAAATTGATTTCGATTTGCAGATAAATAGGAGTTAAGCCGTTTTAATGCTGCCTTATCAAGCAGAAGAGAATAATTATCATTCCCGCTTTTCAATGCCTGAAATACACCAGGCAAATTAACCATGAACTCAAAATTTAATTCCAGTAACTTCTGAAGCTTTTGAAATAAAGCTTCTCTGGCAGCATTCCGCTGCATATCTTTCCGGCTTAATCGCTTATCTGGCATGGTTATTACTTATTAAACTTAATCCCAAATACTTCTTCAACAGTTTTAAGCTTTTCTTCAAGAATATCTCCAAATTGAAGAAAAGATCCTGTGACAACATCAAAACCTTTGTTTTCTACATACCTTGCATAGTGTTCACCGGCAACAACTACACAAACAAATCCATCAACTTCTACCTCCGAAGCTTTTTCTTTTGCTAGCTCAAGTCCTTTTGATGCTCCTTCTTTACCATTTCCTTTTTTTCCTTTTCCGGAAGTTTCAAAATGAGAATGGACCATTTGACCACCATGATATACAACTCCACCTATTGAAGATCTTAGGTTATTTGTTCGGTCAGTATATGTGTTGGTACTTTTTGCCAGGTTAACTACCTCTATTAAAGCAAATATCATTGCCTCTTTCATTGATTCTATAACATTATTTAGAAACTCTTCATGGTTCTTGATAATGTCATTCATATCGAAGTTAGATTCAAATCCCATAACAATTATTCTTCTTTTCCATATCTACTTTTAGCTTTTGCAATTCTGTACTTTGCACTTTCACCTCCAATTTTGAATTTTTTATAAAATTCAACTGTTTTTTTTGCTTTTTGATAACCGTTTTTTGTTTCAAGATCTCCAAATAAAGCCTTTGTAACTTGTTCATTATTATTATATACAGCAAATCCAACTTCTCCATACTTCAAAATACCTCTTTTATTGCCTTCATCGGCTGAAACACTTGCATTAAATAATCCAAGAGCAGCAGCGTTACACTTTTCTTTGTCTATTTCGGTTGTTAAAATTCTTCTCATGGCAAGGTGTTTTTATTTATTGTGCTGGTGGAAACATGTTTAATGTATTGGCGGCTTGTTCTTCTGTAGCAATCTGAGCAAGTTCAGCCTCAACATCAGGAGCCCATCCAAGTTGCTGAACGCCTGTTTTCTTAGACATGAATCCGCCATTTATTGCAGTAGCAACAATGTCAACCGTTTCTTTGTCGTCACCCATAATGAATGGTGTTATTTCGGGAGAAATCATAACTGTTTCAGACGCCACTTTTAATTGTTGATTAAGATCACCAATGAAAGCTTTTATAATATTGATCCTCCGCTGCAAGTAAGGCCCTAAGAAAATTTCTTTACTCTTAACTTTTAGGTGTGCGTCCATGAAAAGAAGCTTCTGAGCCGCTGCGCCAAGTTGTCCAATTGACTTCATGCTGTTAAATGAGACATCCGGAGTCTGAGTAAGAGAAAAAATATCTTCCCGGTTCATAAGGTGTTGGGTTTTTATTCCTTCTGCAGCATTCTTTGATTCTAATAGGGAAACATCGGCATCTGTTCCAATCTCAAGGACTCTTCCAGATTGCCCTTTCTTGGAAAAACCATTTATTTTACCTTTTACAACTGTTGTTGGATCCGCATGATATGCATTAGTATCGGAGAAATTTGATCTCAGGTTTTCATCATCCTTTATGATGTTCTGAACTGGATAATATTCAGGTTTTTCCTGATTGCCATAGACAATTTGTATTTTATCAATACTTACTTTAACTGGATAACCTTCAACCGGTGCCCACCCATCAGTTTTTTTGAATTGGTGTACTGTTCCAGGTGTGTATACTTCAAAATAATCAACATCTTTACCTTCCTCTTTGACAACAAATGTTCTTCCAAATGCAATCATGTCACCAGTTGCATCAAAGTAAGGATATAATTTATCTCCTTTTGATGGCTTGAAGGCCGACACTTTCAATTTAATTTTAGTGGGAAACCCGTAATTTTGGTGTTCCGTTCCAGAATCCATAGGGTACCATAATTCAGCTACTTCAGTAAAGCCGAAAAGCTCTTGAGCAATATCCTGATCAAAGTACTGCATTTTATTATCATGGATTACCCTTTTAAGAGCTTCCAGAACGGCTAATTCGCTAGGATCTTTAGTATCACTTGTATATTTTACAGGCGTCCCAAAAGCAAATGCTGCAGCTGTATTTATGATCTTACTTTGATAAGATAACCCAACACGTGCTACTTCTTCAAATTTCAGACGGATTGTTGATCTCTTACCGTCTTTTGTAACCGTTTTAGTACCAGCATTGGCATCTTCTCCTTCATCTGCTTTTATCTTCTTTTTAGGGCGCTTTTGTTCATCAAATACATCGTGTTGCTCAGGGTCAAGCTGTTTTTTTATTTCTTCAACTTCTGGTTCTGGAGTTGGGCGTTTATCCTTAAACTTGGTGACTATTTTGTCAATTTCTTCACTGCTGGAAGAACCAAGTGCGGCTTCTAATTCTTTTAATTCGTCTGGGTTCATGGTTGTGTTTTTATGGTTGGTTAGTTTTTAGTTTTAGAAATATCCTTCAGCGCTGTCACCGTCATCCTCTCCAAAATATTCTGCTATACCAGTAAGACAGTCTTCAGCATCATCAAATTCATTGGTTCCTACTTTTGAATATGTTGTAACATGATTATAGAACTCAGGCCACATTTTCTCCCATCCTTCAGGCATATAGACTAAGTTTAAAACTTCATTAGCTCTGGAAAAAATTCTAACAGCTTTGTTTTCAGCTTGATGAAAAGGATTAAATTCTGTTATTTTATTGCCTAAAATTCTTGTTTGGGCTTCTACATTTCGAGCATAAGAACGCCCACCGTTATTACTTTCAATATTTGCCTTTTCAGTTCTATGTCTGGCCAGCTGTTCAGCCTGCTTTGGTTCTGTATACTCTTGGCTTTTCTGAGTATAAAGTATATCTTCAACATAACACGCAGTTTCTGTTTCTGTGTAACATATAGAACACAGATAATCCTTTCCTCTATCAGCAACATCGGTATAGTTTTTACGATACATTTTAGCAGAATAAGGAATTACACCAGGCGTATAAGTTCTGAAAGGCCTATCATACATTAGTCCTTCTTTAGGCTTTGGATTCATCTGATACTGTGTTTCAAAAACGAATGCATTTTTAAGCCTCATTTGCTTTAATTCCGGAACAGTGTGTTTATGTTCCCAAAGAGCCTTTTCATTGCCATTTTCATCATTGTAAAGGCAAGGAAACTCGATCACGGTCCATTCTCCATCATCATCTTCACCAATAACCCCTTCAAGCTTTTGAAGATAGCCACACAAATCATTCATGTGAAGCCTTTGCATTATGATAATTATCGGAGTATTACGACTATTAACACGGTTTCGGATTGTTGTATCAAACTTATTATTAACCGCCTCCCTCTTCTGATCTGAAAGCGCATCATCTGGCTTTATCGGGTCATCAATAATAATTGCACCTGCAAATTCTGAATCCCCAAAAGGAAGCATTTCATCAATAAGTTCAACTTCTTCATTAGTGAAATCAGTGTAATCATACTCATTCGACTTATAATTATTCTCAGAATCAACAGTACCAGCACCAAATCCGGTAACCTGTCCACCTGAAGAAACTGCATAGAAACCACCTCCGGCAGTCGTATGCCATTTTTTTGTTGAATCAGAAGTTAATTCAACATCGAAAAGAGCCTGAAAAGCCTCATTTGTAACAATATTTTGAACCTCCCTACTATTATCACGAGCCAAGTCATCCGAATATGAAAGATGTATAAATTTAGAAGCCGGATTTATTGCAAATCCACAAGCCGCGAAAGACTTTACTGCAAGCTCTGTTTTCCCATAACGAGGGGCTACGTTAATGATTAGGCGTTTTATTTTACCTTTTAGAACATCATCAAGAGCTTGGCATATTTTCCTATGATGGTCCCCAACAATAAACTTCTTTCCGTAGTTTTCCTTGAAGAAATAACGTGTGAAATTAAGAGTAGACTTTAAAACCCACGTCTTAGTTGCGTCAATATCACGTATTTCTAAGGATTCAGACATTTATTTCTGTAAGTATTTAATAGACTCTCACTTTCTTTCTTTAGCTTTCTGAACTTAATTATATTTATGGTGTTCAGAACTATTGAAGCTATACTTATACAAATTGATATTATGCTTAACATGATTAGTAATTATCTTCAAGATCTTTAAAATGCTGTTTCACCTCTTCCGGAGTTAACACACGGGCCTTTACAGTGTGATTAATTTCCTGTTGGGCCTGTCCAAACATATAGTTCCGGAGGTCTGCTATTGCTTTGCTCCGGGTTGTTTTGTCGTTCAATTCTGCAATGATATAGCGAAGTGCCAACGGCTGTTTTTTGTCGGCTACAAGCCTTTTAAGCTCATCTTCTGTTGCATTGAAAATTAGGGTATAGAACTCTATAAGCTCTTTCTTAGTAAGCGCCTGAATTCCTTTCTTTTTCAGAGCGTCATTTACAGCAGCAAAAGACTTGCGATTTGCCCCTGTACGATTAATGTTCTGGGGATTCTGCGCAAAGCCTCCCTTACCTGCGTTTGGGTGCTCATTTATCTTTCTGTTACCTCCTGCCATGCTCGATTGCTTATCGTTTGCTTATTATTCTGGTTATTGTGAACAAAAGTCACATTATTTACAGCTTACTTCTTTTAAACTGTAAAGCTTCATATTCGTTAAATCCCAATACTAATGGATTACTTTGTATTACCTTGGAATTTATATAGCTTATTAGTTTACTCCGGTGTTTTCCCTGTGGACGCTTACCCTTTTTATATTTTGAAAGAAAGCTTTCTTTTTTCGCTGGAGTTCCACCAAACATATTTACAAGGTGATTATTGTCAGAATATGGAATAAGTTCACATTGGAATGCCATACTATGCGTTATTTCAACATCTTTACAATCCGATTCAGTATTATATTTTAATTCTGAAAAACCAAATACCCTTTTCTCTTCCATGGCTTATTTTTTTAGTTTTATCCCGAATGAAACTCCTTTTAAGAAATCTTCTATTGAACTAGTATCAATTTCTAATTGTAAAGTAATAGGACCTGAAGACAGTGAGTTTTCATTTACTTCGATTTTACCTACTGGTATAATATTGAATTGCTCTTTGTAATGATTTTTTAAAACCATAGATGCATCAAAACAATCAGCTGCAAATATTTTAGCACTTTTCAATTCTGTCTTAACCTCATTTGAAGAAGCTTTATCATGATACTCAAAAATGATTTGATTCATTATTTGCTCAAGAGTTCTGGCAACAAAAGCACTATTATTTAGGCAATTATCTTTTAACAGCTCATTAAAAGATTCGTATCCCATACTTTTACAAATACGATTCTTAATTTCATTTAATTTAAGGTCCCTTTTTATTGGAATTTTGTTATTCATAATCATTCAAGTATTAAATATTCTTTGGTGTTGTAATTATTCGGGTGGTACATTAACATTCTATCTCCATCCGGATCTTTAACCCAATCAAGCTTTCTTTCTGTTTGCTTTTTCACCCAACTGAAAACAGGATAATACTTTGCCAGGTTTAAACCGGCTTTACTATCCCAGTATGGGTGAAGTACGTTTGTTAAGCGCATTTTCTTGTTATAAGTTTTGTCATCTAAATTTGATTTGTTGTAGATGTAAGAAGAAATATTTCCCTCTATAACCGGAAGAAGTGGAGCAAAGAAGTCGTAAAACTCGGAGAAGCTAATGAAGTCCCCTTCTTTTTTATTCTCTTCACACCATTTGAAAAAGTCGTTTTGGGTCGGCATTGTCTTAGGGTAAACAGAATATAGGTCCTCAAAGTATGGCTCATAATGCCCGGAAGGAGTTCCCACAATTGTACAACCCTTTTCTTCTGCATAGGCTTTAATAGCTAAATACAGTTCGATTGTTTCAGTAGGAAATTCTTTCTTTGCTCCACGTGTTAGTAGATCTTCTCCAAGTATTTCTTTTTGACGGTCAGTTAAATTTGCTTGCTGTTTATAGTTTAGGTGAAAAGCATTAACCCAGAAGTATTTTATACCTATTTCGGAATACTGATCTATGATTTTTTTATGGTTTTCTGAAAACTGAACATCAAAAGGGTTAATACCAATCATTACTTTATGCTTTTTCATGATCTCTTTAACCATATCAAAACGTTCATCAAGTGAAGGAGCCGCTGGTTCATAAAGTTTTCTAACTTCATCATCTGAGTAAGGAACGGAGACATACCATAACGAAGGTTTTAATTTTTCGCTTGCCTCCTGCCATCCATAGCCTCCACGAGTATTTATTTGCACCGGAATATTAAGATCAATCAAAACATCAAGAATCTGATTGGTTAACTCATGATTGTTCTTACTAAACGGATCAACATTATTACTGATTAGTACCGGATATTTTTCACGAAGGAAAAAACAAGTAATATCATTCCTGGTCTTATGGTTTTTAAGTACTGATAGAATTTTCTTTATATCCGCTTTACGCTTTGGATTGTTCAGAATAGAAAAACAATACATACAACTATGTGAACAAAGATGCAATGAAAGTTGTAGTGGAACCGGATTCGTTAAAAAACTATTTGTTAATGGTGTAATCATGGGTTATTTCTTATTGAATTCTGCATGAAGGGAATTGAACATTTGTGCAAATTTTTTTCGCTGTTCCGGATCTTGTATTGTGTTAGTGTATTTATGTTCTACTCTGTTTTTTTTGTCATTCCAAATAATTCTAGCTTTTTCAACTCCCGGGACAAAAAATGTATTTGGGTACTTTTTCCATTGTGTAAGTCCCTTTTTGTCAATTAATGAACTTATAGATTTCGGTAGCCCAGACTTAACACCTTTAACGTATGCAGTTGTTGACTTTTCTCTATCTATTGCATCTTTCGTTTTCTGGATTGATGCTTGCATATTTCTGATAGCATCATTCTGTTTTTCAACTTTTCTAAAGAAAGCACCGCCGTTACGCTTATCATTCATTGGCTGTCCATTTGTTTGCTTCCATGTTCCAAAGTGATTATCAAATCTTCTTTGCAGCTCTGCTTCTTTCTTTGCAAGAGAAGCTTCCAAAATTTCTAATCTTTTAGATTTTTCCTCTTCGTTATTATTGCTGTTTTCTTCCTGTGCAGTTTTATTTTCAGGTGCTCCGGAAGACATAGCACTATTGAACAAACCTAATGCTGCAGCATTACATTTCTCCTTTTGAATTTCTGTTGTTAAAATTTTTCTCATGATTATTCTTCGTTTTCGCATTGATACATGAATTCAATTAGCCTGAAAATGGCTTTCTTGTCATTTTTGATTCCAATATGTTCTTTTGCCTGCAGCCAAACTTCTTTTTCCTCTTCATTGAGGGTAACCGCAATCATGTCATCTTCATCCGGCTTTGGAAGTTTTTCTTCAGGTTCTGCATCTTCATCAAGGTCTTCGAATACTGGAAATTCATATCCCCAAGAATCCAATTCATTTTTATCCCATTCGTTCGCAAGAGCGTCAGAATCATCATTACCAAATGAAATATTGTCCTTTATTGCTATTTGCCGGAGAATATGTGCCGGAGTTTGAGTTTGAAGTATTTTGCATGGGGCTTCTGTATAACCTAGCTCAGTTATTGCCCTTAAACGCATATTACCACCAATTACCACAAACTTCTTTCTGAATGGCACCACTATTAGCTCTCTTAATTCTAGCATTTCAGGCAGGTCTTTTATAGATTTTACCAAAGCCATAAAACGTGCATCGCGGATGAAGCGAGGATTCCTCGGTAAACCTTCAATTTGTCCTTCGTTCAGAAGAAGTTGTGATATTTTGATGGTAGTTGCGTTCATAAAAACAAAAATATGAAATTGAATTTCAAAAAGTATTATAATGATACTTTAGTTATTAGAATTTTTGAGCATTTTTCAGGTATGAAGTCACCTCTTTGATAAATTGTTCAGTAGAACGACAAATTACATACTTTCCAACACCCGTTTTTTCAATTTCTGCTTGCCATTTTTTCTGGTTATCATTCTGCCTTCCTTTTTTAGTCTTCATTTCAATTGCCAAAAATGAATAATCCTTATTCGGGTGAAGAAGAAGTAAATCAGAAACGCCTGATTTAACCCCCTCTGCTTTCATTATTTTTGCCTCAGTCAATAATCTTTTACCTCCATTGGGTACAGCAAAAAATAACGGAAATAAAGCTGGGTATTGGTATGCAAACCAACGTACACATGCAATCTGAATTTTACTTTCTTGATGGTTCATAATCTGTAACTCTGACTTTTACAATGTTATTCTCTTTGAATGCTAAATAATTTGCAACAGGTTTAACCTGGTTAACCATACCGAATTCAGTTTTTACAGAAACTAAAACTCTAAGTTGTGTAATATTTCCTTCAGTTTTCGCCTCAATTTCAAGGCGTGTTTGATTTTTTGGGATCGTCTCCATGATTTCTTTATTGTTTTTTGTTCGTTTTTGAATTTTTGATGGAATTCCCGGAACTTTGGATTGTACAGGAGTTCACATTCATATTGTTTCTGGTAGTAATAAAGTGCAGAAGGATCTTTGTTTAATAGCTTTGCCGCATGAATAACCCTTTCTTTTTTTGAACCTTCAGTTTTAGTGTTCCGGATTTCATTTGCAATTATTATCCGAGAAAAGAATATTTGTTGACTTCTACATTTTCCTAAAATCATTTCTCTTGTTATTCCAAAAGCTGTTTCAAATGCTAGTATGTCTCTATCTATTTTGCGGTCAATTGATTTTAGTTTCATAGTATAGTTTTTAAAATTCTAAATCGTCATCACTGTTTGTTCCAAAAGCACTGGCTACGTCTCCAAATGGTACTGGGTTGGAATAGGCCCCAAAGTCAGTCCCGATGTTGACAAACTTTTGATAATCTCCACGGAATTTAAGCCTCTCTTCAAATGGTGCCCCACCACGGAATTTAGACCTGATAAACTCAACTTCTCCTTTGGTTGGCAACTCTGTTTGCCCTTCCCATTCACGGTCCCAATATTCAATTTTATAGTACTCCGGACGGAAAAGGAAGTTCACTGTATCAGCATCTTGTTCAAGTGCTCCAGATTCTCTAAGGTCTGAGTTTTGCGGACGCTTTCCGGGTCTTTGTTCTACAGCTCTTGAAAGCTGGGATAAAGCAATTATTGGAATGTCAAGTTCACGGGCTAATCTTTTACACTTTCTGGAAATAGTTGAAATCTGTTGTTCTCTGTTAGCTCCCTTAATGCTTATATCAATCAACTGTAGATAATCTATAACTACCAGCTTAATACCCTTTTCCTTCTTCAATAACCTAATCTTTGCAAAGATTTTGTTCATGTCACTGGTATTGTCAACGATGTAGAAAGGAAGTTTATCAAAGGTTCTTGTCTGGTACATCATTGAAATCTGATTTTCATTTAGATTTCGCTTATCTAAGGCATCATAAGGTATTTCCAATTCATTTGAAACCATTCGTTGGTGTAATTCCAATGCTCCCATTTCAAGAGAAACAAAGGCTACCGGTTCCCCACGTCTTGCAGCTGCAAAAGCATCATCCAAAGCAAAAGCCGTTTTTCCCATTCCCGGACGTGCAGCAAGTATGTTGAATGTTCCGTTTCTCCATCCATTTGTTTTGGTCTGGATTGCAGGAAACTTTGAAGCCACACCTGGAATAACTTTCTGCTTTTGCTGTTCAATCAACTCAAAATGTAATTCTGCTGACGATTTTTCATCCTCCTGACTGGCGACAAGCTCTTCAATTTCATTCATTTTGTCAACGAGAAAACCAAAATCTTTGAAAGTATCTGATTCAGGTCTATAAAGCTTTGAAATAGTCTCTGAGCAAATATTAATCAATTGTCTGGAAATGTAAGCCTGTAAAACAGACATACAGTGAAATTCAAGGTTTGCTGTGGATGAAATTGAAGTAGTAAGCTCAATGATATAAGAATCTCCACCAACTAAATCTAATTTACTTGTCTTTTTTAACTGGTCAATAATTGTAATCATGTCAATCGGACTATCAGCCTCAAGTAAAGCTAAAACAGCATTGTAAATTTCAACATGTTTTGGATCAAAAAATATTTCAGGTTTGTCTCCAAATCTTTTCTTTACAATATTTATAGCCCCTGTGTCAATTATTAGTGAACCAATAACAAGCTTTTCAAATTCAATATTTTTAGGAATTTGCTTTCCTGAAGGTTCTATAAGTTCACTTAATGTATTATTTTTCATTTGCTTTCCAGATTTTAAGTTGATCTTCAGTATTCCAAGCTTTCAATTCCTGAAATCTCATTTTACCGTGTTCCGTTTCCTGTCGATAATAGCGAAGGAAGTCAGTTAGCATTTTCTTTGAAAATGTGTTTTGAAATTTCCCCACTTCATTTTTGAATTCTTCTGATGTCCAATTTTTAAAGTTATTTACTACAGTGTGGGCATTTGATGGAATCCATAGTTCAAAGTTTTTAACCAGATCTCCTTCATTTTTCCAATTGTTTTCTTGCCAAGCAAACTTTTTATCTACAAATTCATCTATCTTTTCATTTAGCTGCTCTTTAGTCAGTTTATTATTCATGCAAATTCTATCATTCGTGATTTGATTTGATTTCAAAAATATTTTGGCTTTTTCAGCTTCGGCTTCATCGTAACTACTATAGACGAAGTCTATAACATTACCATTTACATTAACATTACCATTAACATTTACAGTTGAATTCGTTGAACGGTTTTCAACGGTCGTTGAATTTTGTTCAACGACCGTTGGCGGACGTTGATTTTTTTCAGCTTCCGCTTTACGTAGTTCAGCGCTTCGTTTTCCCGCTTCTGATCGTTGTTTTTGCTTTTCATTCCAGCGTTGTAAATCTCTTTTAAGCTGTTGTTTGATAGGTTCAAAAGTGATCTCAATAAGCAAATCATCAGTTTCGGGATTTTCATCATTTACATACTGAAGAATATGCATAAATAAATCTGCCTGCTTATCTTGTGGCAATTTTCTAACGGTGTGTATCAGGTCTGTATACAGGACAAATGATTTCTTTCCTTCCATGATGTTTTGATAGTAATTATTAAACTGCGGCCTTCTGGACCATTGTTAAAACTTTAGCAGCCTTATTTTTTTCGTTGATTAAGACACGTTTGGCTAATTGATTAGGTACAATGTCAATTGCATCATTTAACTGTCTTATTTCGGCTTCTTTTGCGTTCAAAATTTGATCTTGATGATTTTTTATTTCAGCTGGACTTTCAACAACTGTATAAAACTCTCTCAAGTGTCCTTTTGCGCCTTCTGAAACTGTCAGTATTTTTATAAATCCGTAGATCTTTAACTCATTTAGCCTTCCGGTTACCTCATTAGGAGGAACGCCTAAATAAGTTGCAATGTCAAACGAACAGGCCGGCTGTATTTCCATTAATGCAGAAAGGACCTGTTTTCTTTTTGTTGGTAGCTTTTACAAAATATTATGGTAAGCTAAATCTCTTGTATTGTTCATTATATTAGATATTAGTTTGTTAGTTTTATCAATTTTCCTTTAATAGAAAAGTTTTTAAGGATTTCTGCATTATCATTTCCATTTAAAAAAGTGTTTGTGTTAATTCTTCCGGTTGGAAAAGTGATTGGTTAAAGGCTATGTGATGTTTGATTCTTTTACAGGCTGAATCATAGTAATCTTTATCGAGCTCACATGCTGTTAATTCAAATCCGTAATCAAAACATGCTATTGCTACACTACCAGAACCAAGATGGGTATCTAAAATTTTATCGCCTGATTTGGCATATTTATCCAACAGCCATTTATAAAGTTCTATAGGTTTTTGTGTTGGGTGTATTCTAGGATCTGTTTTTTTACCTTGTGGGGCAAACTCGAAAATTTTAGACGTAGTTGACAAGCCTTTGCTTAGACTTGCTATTTCTGCCATGCTCATTGTAAAGTTTTCTGAAATAGAAGTTTTTTTCCATACTACAAATCCCATGAATTGTGGTAGTTGAAAGTTGTTAGCACCCCATATAATTTGATTTTTGCTAACCCTTATTAATTCATTAAAATATTCTTTTGAAGGTCTTCCTTCTAATGGTTTCATTGTTCCATTTTTTCTCATGTCTTTTGTTGGCGAATTTTCATCTCTATACGGAGGATCAACAATAGCCAAATCAAAATACCCATCCGGATAACGAGCCATTAACTCCATGTTATCCTCATTTGTTATTGTTATTTTTTCTGTAATTTTCATTTTTAAGCTGCTATTCTGTTGTTATGAAGTCTGTAAGCTATTGCCTCACATAGTACTTTCGCCATTGTTACCTCTACGGCGTTCCCGATATATTTCTTCTGTTCTGCCTGTGTTCCGATTAGTGTATAATCTTCCGGAAACCCCATGATTTCTTTAAGCTCCTGAATCTTTAGCATTCGCATTTTTATGTCTTTAAGACCATAATGAGCCATGAATTCTTTGATCTTTTTCATCATAGGAGAATCATTATCGTATATCTCATATACCACTACATTATCAATCACTTTAATGAAATCAGGAAGATCACTCGCATCCTGAGTAATATCAACCAGGTAAGGAGGTGTTTTATCCATCCGGGCAATAAGTGTAAAACATGGTTGATCTAAACTGTTTCCAACTCTGGAATACTGAGCATCCATTAAATAGTGCCATTTTCTATTTGCCGTAACTGTTGGTGCTGGGGAATCAATACTACTTCCTACATTTTTGAAATTTGTATTCATAACCCAGTGATTAACTGTTACAGGGTTATATTTTGGATTAGCGGTTAAACCACCCAAAACAGAATCGACTGAAGAAGGTTTACTTTTACCAAATTGTTGGTCAATGAATGTTGTATTAATAATATTAAATCGGTCTCCAGTTGTGCCAGTTGGTGATGGGCTTTCAACAGAAGATGCAAACCCATTCCCATAATAAGCCGTTAAAAACTTTGGAAGTACAAGCGCTTGATTTCCTACAGTAGTTACTGTTCCAGCAGGTCCATCAATTGTTATATTTTTACCTGCAGGCCTTCCTGAGTAATATTTTGTTAGGAAATCTGTACTCATCAACCCTAATCTTCCATGACATGGCACAGTTGGCGATGGATCTTCAATACTTGGTGGAACATGCTTCCCAGATTTACTTTTAGAATTATATTTCAATAACCATTGATCCTTACCTCCGGCAACAAACTTTATTAATCCGTGGTATATTCTGTCCAAAGTTGCCTCTACCAGATCTTTTTTTCTTCCGAAAATAGATACCCCTTCATCTTCTAAATCAAGAACATCTTTTACGGCCTTCCATTTTTCTTTTTGTCCAAAAAGATCTGCAGTAGGATTTTTTGAGTGGGTTGGTTCCGGCCATACTACTGGAATGTTAGGCTTATTAAACTGAATAAACAACCTTTTACGAGATGTATATGCTCCGAAATCAGCTGAGTTTAACAATTTATGATCATAATTATATCCATATTGATTTACATCGCTAACCCACTTATTATAGTATTCTCCTTTTCTATCAGGATCCGGAATCATAATAGGTGAAAGTTTTCCTTTTGTAATAGTTAACGGTGAATATCCTGGGAAATAACCAGTTTCAATATTGCCTGATCCTGACCACCATACCTCTTTTGGTTTTAGAGGTCCCCAAATAAGAAATTCTTCAACATTTTCAATCTGTACAGAATCTGGATTTAAAGCAACTATATATCTAAATAAATGTTCTGCTAATGTTCTGCTATCAGAATCACGAGACATTCCTCCTTTAGCTTTAGAATGATTGGTACACTCCAAAGAAGCCCAAAGTACAAGCTTTGCAAACGGATATTTTTTACGCATCGCATCGACATATACTACCAATGGGGTCAAGTTTAATGTGCGTATATCTTCAATGTAGTGGATTGCCTCTGGATGATTATATGCATGACTTGCAATAGCATTAGGATCATGATTTACGCAAGCTATAACTTTTGCACACTTTTCTCCGTGTACCTGAGCTAGTTCAACTCCGGTACTGGTCCCGCCAGCTCCACAGAACAAATCCACGTAAAGCAATGATATTGCAAGAGAGGCTAATTTTATAAATCTATTATTCATTATTTAGAAGGGTATTTCTGTTAAATTGATTTCAAGCCCTTTTTGGGCGATGTACGTTGGTTTTCCAAAATTTCTCACAACTCCTTCACGAAATTTTTTTGCATTACTATTGCGATCCGAGAGGTGAATAAGGACTATATTTTTACACATGGTAAGATCATTTGCTTTTAAAGCTGAAATACATGTATCATAACTCATGTGGGATTGTAGAGTACGATCTCTTAGAATCTTATTGAAACCTTCTGGAGTTTTATAATCCAGAATATCTTTTCTATAATTGCACTCTATAAGCCAGTGATTTACATTAGCAAAGCGATTTGGTAAATAGTAAGTATCTGTAGCAAAAACCAGATTCCCAATTTTTGGATGGTTAATAAAAAAACCAACCGGTTCTGCACAATCATGTTTTACTTTAAATGGTAACACTCTAAAATTTCCTAACTGGATCATCTTTCCTGCTTCCAGAATGTTGTCACTTTTGATGTTTTTTGCTTCCCAAGTTCCTTTGCTTGCGTAAGTCGGTATATTTCTAACTGAGAAATCATTTACAAAATTGAAATGGTCACCATGTTCATGAGTAATGATACAGGCAGCAACTTTTGATATATTGAAATTTAACCCTTTCAAAACCTCTGAAAACTTAATTCCAGCTTCCAAAATCAAAGCTTCATTTTCATCTTGAATTATATAACAGTTTCCTGCGCTGTTACTGCCTAATACCATTAACTTCATGTGTATAATTATTAGAAATTAGGTTTGTTTTTCTTCTTTTCGTCTGGGAAAGCTATTTCTGGAGAAGCTGTAGGAATTTTTGATGCAGGTTCTGTATCAATAGCTAATTCTAAAACATCCTGATTAGCTTTTACTTCTATTTCTCTATTAACTTTATAGTCCACAACAGAATACTCTGCATCAACCGTGCTACCTTGTTCTTCTTGAGTATACATTGCTCCTAGTTGCGCAGGAAATGCTTCACGTAATGCCTGTACCTTTGCAATCTTTGCAATCATTGTTAAAGGCTTCTCGTTCCAGGTAGATTGTTTTTTATCATATTCCTCTAAAGAAACTTTTGCTATAACAGGAAACTTTTTATCATCCCTGTGCACTTCCGCCCAACCTCCAAGAAGTTCATCTGTTTTTAGTTTGAAGTTTCCTTCAAGCTCTAAAAGTTGGCCTTCACGCAGAACAATAACTCCGGCGCGAATCCCTTGATAATTAGGGCATGCATCTGCTCTTTTGAAAAACGCTTCTTTAGAAACAATCATTTGGGCTGCTTGGCTTCCGAATTTCACCAGATAAGCTTCATTCAGAAATGGATTTAATTGATTGTATTTACAAATAGAAATAAACTGTGTAAGATCTTGATCAGATACTTGTCCATTACCTTTTGTAAGAAAATCTCTAACTATTTGGTAAGATAATTTCACATCTTGACCAGCTACCTGATAAGTAACTATTCCTTTATCAGGAGTTGTATTAGCTACTTGTGTGTTTTGCGCTTCCTGCGCTTGATTTTTTGTACTCATAATACGAAGGGATTTTAATTAATTATTTTGAATATTTATTTCTTCATTTTTCGATTTTTGAAGCTTTTTAGCATCAATTTTTTCTTTGAAAGTATTGTTGATAAAGTCCAGTTCTTTTTGAAAGACGAAAGGTGATCTTAGCTTTATGAACTTGTTCCACTTTCCATTAACAAATGCATACCGGTTAATGTCGAGATACATGAAGTCCGTTTGTCTTCCGTGAAACTGTTCCATTGCCTTGTAGGTACTGAATTCCTTAACTTTCATGCATTTACCGTCATAATACTCCAGTTTGAAAGATGTCGCATTGTCGATATTGATTCGTTTTACTAACTTTTTCATAGCTGAACAGTGTTTACTTTAGTTTTTACAGCTCGCGTTTCGGACCAACCACTCTTCAGTCTTCCATAAATTGTTGCTGAAGAAATGCCATATTGTTTTGCGAAATCTGCCATTATTTTTGTTTCTCCATCCACAGTTAGAAATTTAGATGTTGTTCTATTTTTCGATTGATCTGACAATGGAATCCAATAGCAATTAGACGGGCAGTAATCATCGTTCACATCTTTACGCTCTATTGTTAAAATGTCAGAATATCCATTTTCAAAAGCCCATTTGTGAAAAATTTCAAACTGAAGCCATTCATTACATATCGTTATCCCACGACCTCCATAAGATTTATATTCTCTAACATTAGTATTGAAGCATCTTGATTTAATACCACTCCATATTCTGAACAATCTTGTCTTCTTTTTATTTGACCTTGATAAACCATGTGTTGTAGCACTTTTCGCCCCATTTTCTGAAGCTTTTTCTTTTTGAAAACAACCACAACTTTTAGTATTTCCGGACCTAAGGCTATTGGTTGAAGCGACAACTGTGTTACCACAAGTACATTTACAAGTCCATACACTTTCTCTAAACTTATTTCGTCCATGGTACTCCACAACTTCAAGTCTGTTAAATACTTGACCAATAATATTTACTTTCATATTACTTTATTAATAGTTTTTCGTCTTTTGTAACACGAAGTTTTATCAATTGACTATTTAAACTTAAAGGCTCATTTATTGATTCAGAATTATCAATAAACACTGGAGCAAAAACATTATAAAAATCAGTTAATACGGATATAATATTTAAACCTGCATTGATTTGGCTTGCTGTATTTACATCGGCATACGGAACACCATCAACAGTGGCCTCACATGTTTCAATTACAGATCCATTGATTTGTGTATCAAAAAGCTTGAATTGAACATATTCAAAGCGGCTATTAATACGCTTTTCACACTCTTCAATCTTAGCAAATTCAAAATTTTGAGCTACATATTCATCTTTTTCTATGTCAGCTATAAGTTGTGATAACTTTCGGCCATCAGCTTCCAATTCTGCCTTTCTTTTATCTGCACGCTCAATTTGCTCCTTTCGGGAAAGAATATTCTGGTATTTTTCTATTTCAGATTTTAGTTCTGCTCTTTTAGATACTTGTTCTGAAGTACTAGGCCTTTCAACGCTCGTTAACGCTTCTTTCTTTTGTTGAATTTCCTTCTCAATATCAACCCAGTCAGATAACTGTTCCGGAATTACCGTTACTACAGTTTCATCAGGTAAATCATTAATTTCTCTCTTTACTGAAGTAATTTGGGTTTCTATTTCCTGAATTGAATTTTCAAGTTCAATTTTATATTTTTCAAGAGGAACAATCTGAGATTTATAATATTGTCCTTCTTCATTTATCTTGTTTAGAGCCTCTATTTTAGATGTATTAAAAGTTTCTAAAGCTTTATTTTGATTTTGAACATGAAGTTCATTCGCTTTACTATCCCCACATATAATATTGTATACAGGACACAATAATCCGGAATCAGCAGCTACATATTCTTTTTCATTCTGTTCCATCCATTTCTCACGAAGAGAAACTATGTTATTATTAACAGTTTCTATTGATTTATCATTCTGTTCTAATTCAGATTTTTTAATAAATAACTGTTTATCAAGAGCTGCAAATTTACCTAGTAACTCTATTTTATTATTTTTCAGGTCAAAATTTCCTTGATTGAGACGTTGTTTTTCAGCAAATACAATTTCATTTTGCTTTGATATTAACTTATTAATCTCATTTTGAGCAGAAGAAAACTCTGCAAACTGCTTATCATACCCCTGATTGATATTCAGGATTTCATCTTCAATTTTTTGAAGCTCTTCCTTTTTGCTTGCCAAAATCATTTCTGTTTCAGAAAAATCAACAGTTTCTGGCTTGCCCTTTTCTACTTCATCAATACGAGTAGGAATAACGTCAAGATAAGTTTTTAATTTCTTTTTTTCTGCTGCTTTTTGTATTTTGTAATCAGATAAACTTTTGCCTCCAATTTTGTCAAGTAATTCTTGAAACACCTTGTTTCCTGCAGCTATTTCTGCATCAGAAATTGTCCCGGAAATGGTAAACAAAATGTCTCTTTGGCTCTTCCATGGAAGAGAAGAAAAATACTTTGGATTAGTTATAAGTTTAAATAAACTTTCATCCAGAAGCTCATTTATTTCTTTAGTGTAATCAGTAACCTTTTTAGGCACATCATTAATATAACAAAGGACTTCATGTCCCTGAAGAGTAGGCTCAAGTTCACCTTGCTTCTTTACCCATTTTTCTTTGTAGATCTTCTTTAGAAGCAAATCTTCACCATCTATAGAAAGAATTCCTTCCACAGTATGCTCAACCTTATTAAGATTGGTTCCATCTGGATTAAGCGTTTTAATCTCGAAATCTTTACGATCATGAGAATCTTTACCAAACATTAACCACGTGAAAGCGTCAAAAATTGTAGTCTTTCCGGAACCATTAGGACCGCATATATCAGTTACTTGATTAGTAAAATCAATAACTTTTTTAGTAACTCCTTTAAAGTGATAAAGACTAAGTTGTTTTAAGAATATATTTTTCATTTTGCGAAGGGAATTTTTATTATTGTAGTTTATGAATGTTGTCTTGGTAGAGCTTTAGTGCTTTTTCTTTGTGGATCATTAATCTCTTACCAGCTTTTGTAATAGCTTTGTCCAGAAGTCCTGTATTTTTGATTTCTTGAGCCTTTGTTTTTCCGCAACCTAAAATCCTGGCTAATCCATCAATTCCGTAATCAAATTTGTCCCAAGAAGGCTCTTCCGGCTCTTCTTCTTTTTGAACCTCTTTTTCTCGCTGCCCTATAATATTTTTACCTGAGAAAAAAAGACTGAAAAAATCATTAACTGTAACTTCTCCAAAGGGCTTTTCTAATATATCTGCGTACATTTTTAGTATAATTTATTGTTGAACCAATATTTGTAAGTCTGGGTATGATAATCAATAAAGAGAATCTCAATACCGAATAAAATTGCTAGCAGTCTCATACCTTCTCTTTTTCTTGAAAAAAATGATATATCTGCTTATGATTAACTCTTGCGAGCAATGTAAGTCCCATCATTGCAATGGTCCACATTAACAGTCTCAAATCTGAAGTTTCTGATATAGCTAAGACCCAAATGATCTCTAAAACCAGAATGGCATTTAGTATTTTCTTTAGTTTCATATTATGCTGTGATTTTTATTTCTACTCTTGCCATCCTATCTACTCTTAAGCGTCTCCGGCAAATCATTTCTTTCTCTGATAATATCCCGAAACAAAGAATAAGGACTGGTACTAATTTGAAGTAAGGAATCTGCTCCTTTCTAACTCCAAGTTTTTTCATAAACCACCAGATAACAAGCTCTGCTTTAGTGTTGATCTGAAGTTTTTCATAAATTCGGTATGAGTGTGCCGAAAGGGTTCCCTCTGAAATGCAAAGCTTGTCAGCTGCTGCAGAACGGTCCATTGTAAAAGCTAAAATTTCAGCAACTTCAGCTTCTCTTTTTGATAGTTTGGCTTCAAGATTCATGATTAGGCTATTACATTGTATTTTTCACTTTTAACTTTCTTCATCTGTATTTTATACTCATGTACTTCTTCACACAGCCAAAACCTTCTTCCTTTATCTTTTTCTAAAAGTGTAAAATGCTCTTTCACATATTGTTCAAAAGTGCTTCTGCATATCTTTAGGTATTTTAATACAGCTTCAGTTGTATATACATCTGGTTTCACTTTACTTTCCATAATTTATGATTTAGTCTATTATTTCATATTGAATGATGCTTTGGCTTAAGGTCTCCACTTCTTGTTGTAAGAAGATTTCACTTCCATTTCTTTTTTCCAACCTTGTTAGGTGATACCTAAACTTCCTCTCAAAAATGTGTCTTGAAACACCCAACACATTACATGCTTCTTTTATAGTGTATACAGGCAATCTAATATCCTTTGACATAATATTTTATTTAGGCTATAATTTCATATCGTGCATCACGATCTGCTCGTTCTTTTTTTTCTTTTTGTATTTCTTCATACAAAAAGTATCTTCTTCTCCCAATCTTAGGTAATTCAGTGAGTTTATGTTTTATAACATTCTCAAATGTGGTTCTGCTAACACCTAGCTCTTTCGCTGCACCATCAATTGTATAAACCTTTTGTTTTTTTTCTGCTTCCATTTTTAATACATGCTTATTATTGTTATAAATGAGTTATTTTATACCTTTGATAACAGAAATAAAATAACGACCGCTATAATTATATAGCAAATATATAACAATAAAATAACAACGCAATAATTTTGCTATATTTATTTTATAAACTATCTGCAAATGACTGTTAGAGAGAGACTTAAATTTTACCTTAAGGAAAGAAATTATAAACAAAAAGAGTTTTCTAACTCTTTAGGATTATCAGATGGCTATGTTAATGCTATAAGAAATTCTATAAGTGATGATATTATTGAAAAAATAAAAGAACATTATCCCGAACTTAATATAAACTGGTTGTTAAGAGGTGATGGAGAAATGATTTCTATGGAAGGAAAAAAATTAGATCCTAATTACAGTGTTCCTGCTAGACGCAAAGATGATACTGTTACTCAAGTTGACAGTGATGAATACATGGAAGTTGAATATCGAGATTTATCCGTTGCTGCAGGTCCCCTAAATAGAACAAGTTCCGGATATAAAAAAAAGACTCTACTTGTACCTAAAGAATACGATAATGGTGAATACTTGGTTGTAAGAGTAGATGGGCCTTCTATGTATGATGGTACAGAATATTCGATTCCAGACGGAGCAAACATACTTATTAAAAGGTATTACCTCAATAATGGTGATAAACTCCCAATAAGAGGTAATTTATTTGTCGTTGACGCCAAAGATGGTCAAGCACTTAAACAGATAGTAGAACACAATACTGACTTAGGTTATGTACGTTGTCATTCATACAATCCTGATTTTGAAGATTACAATGTTCCGCTGGAAGACATAATTGGGTTTTATATATTTCGTAAAATTGTAGGTTTCAGGCCACCAGTAAGAGATTTGAAATAACATAAATGGACGGTTGGGAAGTATACATACTATGTGCCTTAGTTTTTATTATTGTTATTATCACTACGTCTAAAAGTGGTACAAGAAAAACCATATCTATCCCACCAAAAGAAAATAAGTTGTTAAAATCCAAAGAATCAGATGAGGCAAGTTTTACCGATGAAGATTTAGAAGACAGGAATAATCAAATAAGATATATAAATCATTCAAACTTTTACGCAAATAAATTACCTATCATACAGAAGGGACAAAAATATACAGATCAAGAATTATATGAAATTGTAAAAAAAATAGAATCAAGTTTAAAAAGGCATACTATAATTATAAATGACAACCTAAGAACAATATCAAAAACAAACGATCTTAATGAGCTATTTAACACTTTCGACTCTATCAATTCAAATATAACAACGTTTCAATCGTATATTGACAAAAATAACATTCCATTAAAAGATTACGACCCAAAATTCTTAGAAAAATTAGATGCTAATTTTAATTTTAATTTAATTAGAATACTGGAGTATATATATGAAGAATATATTAATAAAGTAGATTCATTAGTAACATTAAAAGGAATAAATAAATATTTTTATAGCGTAGTAATGAAATGCTATGACATCAGCCGCCATATAAGATCTGCAAGTAATAATGACGAGACGCTATCTGAATACAATCGTATTTATAATGAAATATATAATATATATAGAAGTTACATTTTAAATATTGAAAAAAATGAGATTTACACTGAAAATGATGATGTCATCTATTTATTAAGGAGTGATTTTAGAGAATATGGAATACGACCTGATGGAATTTTCGGAACATCTTTTTATCATGATGAAGGTTTATTTAAAATAACATTCAAAGATCATGTTTTAGTTTCCAGAAAAACAGAATATGAAAAACAAATACATCTCGACAGATTAATAAAAATAAAAGAATCAAAGTAACATGAAAAAAATAATTACACTTTTAGCATTTAGTATTGGAGTATTAAGTTTTGCTCAAGAATTTAAAGAAGTTGGAGACGACTATACATTTACACAAATCATTGATATTCCTGGTAAAAACAAAATGGACATTTACAAAGGAATTAAATTGTTTTTAAATGATTCTTCTAAAAGGGCAAAGAACTTTATTGATACAGATGATTCCAATATTGGAATAATCAGCTACAATGAAAAAACACCTTATTTTCCTATTAGTGAATTTTTCAGTATTTCAGGATCATATAAAGTAACAATTGATATTAAAGATAATAAGTATAGATACTCTGTCAACAACTTTAAAATTCTTCAAAATATTATGGGAAGTGATATATCACTTACATATCCTTCTTTTATAGCAATTAAAAATTCTGAGAATAGAAAATTAGAATTAGAACAAAAACTAAGTAAAGAGACAAAGCCTAAAAAACAACAATCTATAAAAGAAGAATTATCAAAAATAGACATTGAAAAAAGAATGAGTGAAATGGCTTTAAATAAAATAAAAAATATTATAAGAGATAATACTTCTCAATATACTAATTCAATTAATAACTCATCCTCAGACTGGTAAAATAAAAAAATATGAAAGCACCAACCAAAGACATAAACAATAGATTTTTTCAGGCTATAGAGTTTCTTATTTTCACAAAAAAAATATCCGGACTTGGGCCTTTTTGTGAAGAATATGGGTTTAATAGAGTAAGATATATTAATGTAAGGAGTGGATACAAACCGGAAAAAGGGTATGCATACAAATCTTTAGATATTGAAGCTTTTTATGTTTTAGCTAAATATTTCAATATTTCTTTAGAATGGTTATTATTTGGCATTGGTAACATGATAAAAAATATTTCAAAAAAAATAAAAGAAGCAGAAGAAGATGTTGAAATACAAAATTAACTTCTACCTACACAATAAAAGTCTTTCAAGGCCCGGATATTACTCAGTCCGGGCTCTTGTATCTTATGCTGGAAAAAGACCACCCTTACATACAGGTATATATGTAAATGAAGAGTATTGGAATAAAGAAACCCAAAGAAGTTCTGAAAAGTTCTCAACTGAAAACAGTGAACTTAATGAAGTAGAAAGTATCATTGATAATATATTCAAAGATTACGACTATCACGAACAAAGATTTCCAAGTCCAAAAGAACTTAAAGATACTTTCAATAACCGTTATAAAAGAAAACTTCCAACAGAAGTAATAAAAGAAGTACACCTTGTTCAAAAGTATTATGAAAAGTTCATAGAAGAAGTAAGCATAAAGGATCAGTGGTCTGAAGGAACTGTTAGAAAACATAACAAGATAAGGAATCATTTTAGAATGTTCAACCCACACCTTGATTTGCTAACTTTAACAGAAGATGACCTTCTAGGTATAATTCGATATTTCCAAACCAAACCCAAAATAGAAACCAAAAAAGGAGAAATAAAAATACAAGAGCCACATAAAAATACAACTGTAAATAAAAACATAAAAGACTTTAAAGCATTTCTTAGGTGGGCCAAAAAGAAAAAGTATTACCCAGGAGATCTACACGAAACTTTTTCTCCTAAATTCAAAGGAATTGATTCGGATCTGAATGATGTTATTTATTTTTCTATTGATAAATTACTAAAGTTTTATAATTATAAATTTAATGAAGACCAAAAAAATCTTGAACATGTACGAGATGTAATTGCATTCTGCTGCTTCTCATCATTAAGGTTTTCAGATGTTGAAAAGCTAAAAAAAACAGACATAAAAGAAGAATCATTTAAAACCGTTACCGCAAAAACCATAAATAGACTGAATATCAATCTTAATGATTATTCAAAAGCTTTACTGGAGAAATATAAAGACCAACAAACCCCAAAAGGTCTTGCTCTTCCTGTTAGCTCAATGCAAAACACAAATGATCTATTAAAAACAATAGGTCAACTATTAGAGTTTAATGAACTTATAACAACAACATATTATATTGGAAACAAAAGGTATGAAGAGATAAATCCATTCTGGTCTCACATGTCAACGCACATAGGCAGAAGAACCTTCGTTGTTGTATCAATTTATTTAGGAATTCCGGAAACTGTTATTATGAAATTTACTGGGCATAAAGATTACGAAACAATGAAACCTTATATAGCAGTCATTGACGAACAAAAGTCAAGAGAAATGTCAAAATTCAATTTCATAAATAAAGAGTACTTTGAATAA